ACAACACTGGAAGCTTAGATGCTGAAGAGCAATATCTAGATAATGACAAAGTTTTAGCCAAATATGAAGAATGGAAGAAAAATGCGAAATAGGAAGCCATATAAATGGAATCATCGTAATCGTAAGAACCAAGAAATCACTGAAGAGTTTCTTACATATCTCGATAAACGTATCGATAAGGATTTCAAAGCACAACGTGATAATCTAACGAAGCTAATTGCTTCATATACCTGTATGGGATTGAAACGTGAATGCTGTTCTTTGAATAACCAGATTATGGTTAATACGGTTATTCCTGATGATATTACCCCAGCTGAATTACAAATGCAATTCAGATCATTAGCTGAAGGATTAGCCGAAGCAGTTCTTAATGAAATGGCATCGGACCGCACAATTGGACGAGATATATTTGAAACACATGAAAGGAGATAATATGATACAAACAGTACTTAAAGATTATGACGTAGAAGTAAAGTGAGCCGTAGATGGAGATACTTTTGCTCCATTGGCTCAGGTTAAGATTTCATTTTGCGTTGGTATTGATGAATTCCCAGCAATAAAGAATAATTTATATTTTGAAAATCTACGTAGCAAGCTTGAATTTGCTGCATCGGATATGTCAGATATAAACGATGATCTTATTGCTATTAAAATGATTGAAGCAATGAAAGAATATGCTGAAACCCATGATGTTCGAACTTCTAAGAACGAACATTTGAAAATGACTAAATCAGCTTTAAACGTAGTTAAGAAATTCTTCAACAAATGAAAATCGATAACGTAAACATTCACAACCCACATAACGTGGATCTATCAGGCGTCACTATTAAGGGAGATGGTGCATTACATCTCGGCCCAGGAGCTGAAATTCGCCAGGGTACTATTCTTGAATTTGGATCTGGTATCCTTAAGATAGGAAAGAATTCAGTTGTAGGCTATATGAACTTCATGCAACTGTCTGGAGAGATCACAATCGGCGCAGGGACGTTGATAGGCCCTCATTGCGATATCATTGCATCTAGACATACAGTCGTCCCAGGACGTAATATAGTTGAATTGCCTTTAGAACGTGGAACAGTCGTTATTGGAGATAATTGTTGGTTTGGAGCACATTGCACAATTAATTGTGGAATTATAATTGGGGACAGTTCTATAATTGGAGCGAACTCATTTGTCAATAAGAGCGTACCTGCAGGAAAAGTATATGGTGGTGTTCCCGCTAAGTTTATTAAAGATGTAAAGGATATGAAATGAAATTCAATGAATGTAATACAGAATCAAATCGCTACGAGATAAGTAAGCGAATTATGGAACATAACCCTTGGACTAACGCTGATTGTATTCCTCAAATGTGTGCAATCTTTGAGCAAGTTATGAGAGCTGGATATGATTACTCACATAATGTTTTTTCTGACAAATGGGAAGAACGTAAGCTTACGGCCTGGATGTCTTTTGAAATTTATAAGGAGCTTAATATCGATATTGAAAAAGAAATCACTAATATCATGGCTCATGAACTTATTAATGATCTTCCTGACGGGACCGAATTGGCTTATATTCGTTTTGAACGGGATGGTGATGAAAAATCTTTCTCTCCACAGATCAAAGTCATTTATGGTGGTATATTCCCTAAAGTATTTGATCCATATATGCCTAAAGGTCTAGTTGGGTTGGTTCCATCTGATCCTGAAAGTGTTGATAAGTTCCTAAGTAAGTATGGCCCAGAAGGTGCTCATGCTGTTGCTAGAGTTCTTATGGATGCAGCTGATAAAGATATGCAAGAAGGAATGAGACAAGCTGAAGAAGCAATTCGTAATGGTGAAGTGTAGTGAATATCTTATTCCATGTAGGTAGTGGGAATACAGATCGGCCTTCACGTTGGTGGGGTGTATGCGTACACTTCTCTAACTTGGCCAGATCATTCGAATCTTTAGGACATGAATGTGTTCTACAAGTTCATCCAAAAGCTGTTTCAGCTAATATATTCCACAGATTTGAATTATCTGAGGTTGCTAAAGATTCTCAATGTAATCCTGATGTAGTCTTTACATGGAATGGTATCTCTCCGGGTGATAAAGCTATTATTGATTTGCATCCTAATGCTATTCCAGTCTATGCTGAATTAGGTTTCTTTGATCATTATGAAACGGTCTACTTTGATTTCTCTGGAACCAATAGTCGTTCAATGAATCTTCTCGAGGACATTGATAAAGAATTTAATGGCCTTGATGAAGAAATATTCAATAGAGTTAAACGTAAATACGCTAAGTATCAACTTATTAATGATTATGAATATGTCTTTGTTCCTCTTCAGGATAATCTCGATACTCAGATCACTAAATATAGTCCGTTTAACAATATGACTGAATTTATGGATTGGGTTCTTGATGTAACAAAGTTCATGGGACCTGAAGTAAAGATTGTTTATAAGCAACACCCAATGGCTCCTACTCCAATTAAAGCAGACCCTAGATTAATAGAAGTCAAAGATGATGTACACCATTATCTTGAGAATGCAAACTTTGTTATTGGTTGCAACTCAAGTGTGCTCTTCGAGTGTCTATTATATCATAATCGCATTATTACAGCCGGCATAGGATTAACTTCTAGGCCTCTGAATGAAGAAGATAGAAAAGCTTATATTATCCATTGTTATAAAAAGCAAATACATCAAACAAAGTTAGGCGATCCTAACTACATTAAAGAAACTTGGATGTATAAGGAACTTCTTAAGAAGGTTTAGATTTACAATTATTTAAATGATAACGAGTCATATTACACTGTCTTCCAATTTTAAAACAATGAGGACAAACCACTTTATAAGATAAGTTATTCTTTCTTTTAATTAAGCTTCGGTTAATTGGATTTCCTAAAAATAATGCAAGTGGTTTATGTTTACAATTATCAAAGTGGTATTTTTTAAGATTTGATATATCTATTTCTAATAGACAATGTGGACATTTCTTTATTTCACGTTTATTAGTATGATTAAATTTTCTACCTTTAGATACCGCGATTAAATCCCCTGATGTATATCTAGGATCGGTATTTGATACTTGGAATAAATTATTATCTTTATCCCTAACATAAACCATACCTAATAAATATCCATCACCACCTATGGCTAAATTATATGTATCAGATCTTTCTATATATTCTTCATTTACAATGTGCATTTCATCGATATATGCTTCATTTTCAGAATGATGAAATCTTAATATTTCTATAGCAAAATTTTCTATACCATATTTCTTAACGGCTTTATTTATAGCCACACCACTTCCATAATAACCATCATTAAGATCATTAGTTGAGTGTTTATCTGTATATTCTTTCTTATTAATTAAATTATATGTTCTATAAATTATATGAAATTTACCATCTATTCCTTTAAACATATTATTACCTTTAATTGTTCTAATATTATTTATCTTATAGGAGACAAAAATGACAGAAATAACAAAACCCCATTTAGGCGGACATGCTGGAATCGTCCACGAAGATATTGGAGCTCTTGAATGGGCTATCGCGAAGTATAATGTAAAATATGCAGTTGATATCGGTTGTGGTCCTGGACATATGGTTAAACATATGCTAGATCGTGGTCTAGATGCACATGGTATTGAAGGTGATCCAGAGCTTAATTGGGGACGTCCTGAAAAATTCGTTCGTCATGATTATACTACAGGTGGATTTGCGGTAGGTCAGGATTGTGATCTTGGTTGGTGTGTTGAAGTGCTTGAACATATTGAAGAAGAATTCCTTGATAATGTTATGACTACATTCAAAGAATGTAAAGTTCTTATCGTTACGGCTGCTCCTCCTGGTACAGAAGCTTCACATCATCATGTGAATTGTAAAGATGCAGCGTATTGGACATTCCAATTTGCTAAGAATGGCTTCCGTCTTGATGATGCTGCTACAACTGAAATGCGCCGTTCAAGTACTATGACTCGTGAGTTCATGAAGAATACTGGTATGGTTTATGTTCGTGAAGAAGGGTACTGCGTTAATGATCTACCTGAATGGATTAAAATTGAACAGGGATTTACTGAAGAAGATATTGCTCCAGTTGAATCTGATGTTGAAATTGCTGAATCATTTACAGACCAGCTTGTTGATGATGAAGACTTCGAAGTTGCTGCTGAAGTATTGCTTGCTAAACAGCAAACTCTCATTGATACTATTCAGAAATCTCTAACATGTTCTAATATGCCTATCGATGAAATTCGTGCCTCACTTGCTGCAGTTTATAAAAGTGAAATGCCTGATTCCGAATTCAATCTTATCTTTGATGAACAGATTAAATCATTTGAAGATTCCAAAGCTATTGTTGAACAAGTTGAAAAAGAAGCCGAACTTCCTATTGACATGATGAAGAAAGAGATTATCAAACATGCCGAAACTAATGATATTGATGAAGAATTAGCAGATATTCTTGTAGAAGAAATTATCAATGAACTAAAAGTAAAGCATAATCTTCCTGATAATAAGGATATTGTTTTTGATAGTGGTAATTATTACTTCATCACTGTAACTAAATCTGGTAAAGAACGTAAAGGCTCCAGGAAATTGGTAGAATAATATGAAGTGTCCTTGGTATAAATTCCACAAATGGATTAAACTCAGACAACCTTCGTCTAGGTATATTAGGTGAAAAAGTTCATGGATATAGTTCTGGTCGGTTTATAAAATGTTCTGTTTGTGGAATTATACAGGAACATAAGCATGATTCCTAAGGTGGCTATTGGTCAACATTAAATGATCAAGAGGCCGCCGTGGTAAATTCTAAATTAGATAAAGACAATATAATAAGGAAATAAATGGCCCAAGTATTATTTACCCAGAACTGCTTCTGTCCTGATGATAACCAATTCAACAGACTTAAGCGGTCTCTGTATTCCCTTCAAAACTATGCTCGTCACTGTACCCCTAAGAATGTGTATCGATTTGTTCTTAGTGGGTGGGTACATGAAGATTATGAACAAGAACTCGAAACATTCATGGAAGAGTGGGCTGATAATAATTTATTCTTCCAACAAGGTATTCATCTAGAATTAAATGAAACGAATGTAGGCAAAGGTAAAGTATGCAATAGCATTATACCTAGATATTCTCATTCAGGATGGGATTATGTCTTTATGTTCGATAATGATATTATATTTAAAGAATGTCCTGAAGACATAGTTGATATTCTTATCAAGCAGCAAAATGAAATGGATGCTATAGGGCCTTTAAAATATCCAGTTATAAGTTGCAACTTCGAGGAGCACCAGGTTCACAACCTAGGAGCAATGGACCAAGGACATACAACTACAGATGGTAGACTCGTTAAATGCAGCACAGGACGATTTGGGTGTGTAGGTGGAGGATGCTGGTTAGTTAGGAGAGATCATTGGGACGAGGTCGGAGGATACTGTGATGATACGATTTATGGCAAAGATGATGGTAAGTTTTATCTCGATACTATTATGTTGGGTAAGATGGTAGCACTTTCTATGGAGGTATGGGTCATTCATCCTTCAGATGATGATCAAGCGTATAACCTCTTTAAAGCTGACACGAATGTGAATAGAGTCCGCAATATGAATTATGAAGAACTTACTGTCGATAGTAATAACTTTTGGAAAAGTAGATGAAAGATGATTTGGATCGGAGATGCGTAGTCTTTATGGAGGTACATAAAGATGACAAAGAAGGATAAATCTAATATCAATACATTCGGAATCCTTATAGAGGCGCTGTGTATAGCAGCAGCCCCTGATTTCGGTGTTGATATCTTCAGGAACGGTGAAAACTACGTTAAGGCTTTAGAGGCACTTATTAAAGATAACACTGAAGCTTTTGAACTATGTGACCTCAAAAATTTGTATGTTTTTATTGATGAAATCGATGAAGAAAACCCAGTCGTATCTAATATTATTCAACTGCTTAATGGTAAGCTTGAAATTCGAACGATTGAATAGATTTACAATTATTAAAGTGCCAACGTCCCATAGCAGTAGCGCCTCCACTTTTATTACAATGTGGACACTTTACTGTTTTAGACCCTAATTTAATACCTTTAATATGATGAACTAATTCACCACTTAAATATCTTGGATCATTCTTACTAACTGAAAACTTATTACCGTCTTTATCTTTAACATTAACTCTATCTTTAGCTATTCCAACTAATTCACGAGATTTAAATCTAGGATCGTCTACTGATACTGATAAATTATGTCCATTTTCATCAATAACTGAAGTCATTCCAGAGAAATTACCATGTCCACCTAATAATATATTATAAGTATCTTCTCTTTCTATATAATCTTCATTTATTATTCTTTTTTCTTCTAAGTATGCAGCTTCTTCAGTATTATGAAAGCTTAATATTTCTACAGCAAAATTTTTAAGGCCATATTTGGTTACAGCTAAACTTATTATTGTGCCCGATCCATAATAATTATCTTCTAAATTATTTGTACTATGTTTACCTGTATATTCTTTGCCATTTATTAAGTTATATGTTCGATATATTATATGATAATATCAGTTTAAATCTTTTATTATTTTTGCTTTATTTTTTGTAAAATTCTATATTTATTTATCAATAACAGTGAGTATAAATATAATTATGGTTAGCCATGAATTAATAGAGTGGACTAAAGAAAAGATCAATGAGAATTGTGGCCAAATTGAGGCAACTCATGAAGTCATAAGGATCAGATGTCCTTTCTGTGGCGACTCCAAGAAGAAATCAAATAAGAAGCGTGGTAATTATTATCTCAAAGATGGGATGTTCAAATGTTTTAATGGTGATTGTCAAAAGTTCACCGACTCATATAACTTAGTTGCCGAATTGGAGTGCCGCTCATATTCAGAAGTCAAAGCCGATTTCTTTAAATATGAAAGAGGAGGAGGTGGCAACTTTGAGTTCATTGATACATTTGAGCCACGTGAAATAGTTACAATAGCCGATGACTTCGTTATCCCCAGCAATTGGATGGATATATCAGAGAAGCCTAAGCATTATGTAGATGAACGTCTTATAGGCTTAGCGCCTAACCTCACTAAAGAGTGGCAACTCTATTTCAACACCGACAACAACCGATTAGTCATTCCGTGGATTAAAAATGGCAAGATCGTGTATTATCAGGAACGAGCTATCTACAAAGATCAGATTCCTAAATACTTATTCCCTAAAGACACCATGGATCGCCCTGTCTTCGGGATAGACAACATCAGAGAAGATTATCCGTGGATCTTCTACTTGGAAGGCGCCTTAGACTCGATCTGGGTCATAAATGGCGTAGCCACCGGTAGTATTACTCTATCTGCAGTACAAAAAGAGATGCTATCAAACTTCTTTGGACATAAGCTAGTCTATTTTCCAGACAACCCCTGGTTAGATAAAGCCTCTAGAGAAAACATAATAAAGCTTTCTGAAAAACAAAAAGATCTTCTAGTGTGGATGTGGCCTAAGTCATTTAAGCAAAAGGATGTTAATGAATTAGTGTGTAGTATTGGTAAATCTGCTAAGGATTTCTTCTATACCACTGAGTTGCATCAGAATGTCGTGAGTATACAACGTGCAAGATGTATGCTGGAATTAATGTAAGAATTGATAAATAAAATTAAGGAAATAATATGGCTACATGGTATATCGGAAATTTCGTTGCGGATGATGGTACTAAATTCTATCAAGGACCTTGGTTCAAAGATGGAGAGAAGTACGAATACAAATTAATCGAATCCGATGGATCAGAAGATTTCTGTGATGAAGAACAAATGTTATCATGGGGAGTCAAGCCTAAACGGGTAATAAAATAATGAGTGAATCAATCTATATCAAAGAAACCAACGAGTTCTTAACCGGAGACGGCCTTGTTGTTAAAGCATCAGACCTTTCTAAAGAAGAAATCGCAGAAATGATGGAAGAAGCAAGTACTGTCAACAAACTATTTGGTAGCACCGAATCTTCAGCATCAATGCTTAAAGGGTAATTAATGAAAGATCTAAAGTTTTCTAACCAGGAAGTTAAAAAAATAGTGGATACTATTTCCAAGAAGAAAGCTTGGAACATTAAAGTACCTTCTATAGACGATAAGTTTACTATTGAGTTGAAGAATGTTCCTGCTAAGAATAAGATTGATGTTCTTGCTGATGGTAAGGTTGTTGATGACTATTCATATGATACAGAGGAACAGAATGACGTATATGCTACCGTATTGAATGTCCTTGATTATCTTACTAACTTAATGAACAAATATAATAAGCGCCATCCTAAAGCGGTTAAAGAGGATGTTGATGAAGTTGTTTGTGTAACGCAAATAACTGGTGAATCCAGGAATATGGTTGAAGCCATGTCTAAAGGATTGCTTCGTGCTTATATAAGCAAAATGAAAGAAACCGACATACATTATACCTGCAAAGCCTGCAATACACCTATTCCTAAATATAAAGGAAGATATGGTAAATCTTGCCCATCATGTGGTGAATCGATTGTAGCGATGAAGGAGAAAGATCATGAAATTGCTGTAGGAGCTGCGTTCCAACGTGGGGCTACAGTAAAAGTTCAATTGGCCGATCCTGATGATTTTTGGAATGCTAAAGTGGTAGCATACCAACCTGAAACTAAAGCGTATGCTATTGAACTTACTGAAGGTCCTGATACTGGGAAAGTAATACAAGGTATCACATTGGGACAGATCAGAAAATAATCTCTCCAGAGAACACGATTCGCTACCGTGCGAGCCTTAACCTTGGCTCATCTTAGGACTGGCGCCATAAATTAATTTCTTAATTTATGGCGTTTTTACAATTATCGAAATGCCATCTTCTCATTATTGTAATTCCTCCATTCTTTCCACAATGTGGGCAAACAATTGTTTTATGTATACGACCCTTGTTTACACAAATTAGCTCTCCTGATAATATGCGGGGATCATTTTTAGAAACACGCATATTGTTTCCATCTTTATCTCTAACTACGGCGTTTCCTGTAGCAAAATGAACAAGCTCACCAGATATATAACGAGGATCAGATTTATCTACTAAAAAATGATTACCAGATTTATCTTTAACAGTGACCATTCCATGTGCAATACCTACAAGCTCGCCTGATATATAACGAGGATCATTACTAGAAACAAATATATTTTTACCAGATTGATTCTTTGCCATTACCATTCCATTACCACCACATCCACCAGTCTTTTGATTATATGTATCTTCACGTTCTACATAATCCCAATCAACAATTAAAAATTCTTCTGCGTATGCCAAGTCTGATGTGTTATGAAAGCTTAGTATCTCAACGGCAAAATTTTCTAACCCATATTTATTGATTGCTTTAGTGAGGATATTGCCAGATCCATAATATCCATCATTTAATTTAAACGTTGAATGTTTACCTATATTCCTTGCCGTTAATTAGATTATGAGTTCTATAAACATAGTGATATTTTCCATCTTCGCCTAATATTGTATTTAATATTTTCATATACTTATTTATACTTTAAAAGTGACTGGGTTCTATAAGACTAAAATCTTATAGCACTTTTTTTTTTGCATTTTTCTATGTACAACTGAAATGTCAGTGTGTATACTCTACTCACATTCAGCAAACAGAGATACAAAATGATTGAACTAAACAAACTATTAGAAACGATCTTTGAATTCAACGGTAATCTTGCAGATGTCCATTTTGAAGACGATACATTCGATACTCGTATGGATGCAATCGTTAAATTAAACACCGATAATAAAACCATTGAGTTGCATGCTCATTTCGGTAAACTTGCACATGCTATTGATATTGATCGCATTACAACATTTAAAGTCGAATATGATGTTCAATTTGATGAACATACCGACAAGCTCACTTCACGTAAATTACTCAAAATCATTTACAAATAAGGAACTCATATAATGAAATTGAAAGAAGTAATTGCTAAGACTGGTGCCGATAAGAAATTCTGTCAGAAGTTGTTCAGCATCAATATTATGACCGCTGGTGTAGTTGTTCTCCATGCTACGTTGTCTATCAGTGAAGACAAAAAGCATCTCCAGATCGGCGAAGGAGACCACTGCACGACTACTGGAATGTGGCAAATCTCCAAGATCAGTGATATATTCACAATGGATCACAAGACACATGGAACCATCACGCACATCATAATTGAGCCTTAAGTTTTAAATTTTTGATCTATATTAAATAGAATTACTAAAAAGGAAAATAATATGCATCCAATATTCGTAGTTATGATCTTGGATCTTAATATTTATGGCACCTGATATCGAAGTTAGATATGATAATGGCTACCATTTGAAATTGAATGGATGGATTAACAACCTCACTAAATTATTCAAACGGTAGCCTTTAATTCTTTCTGCACGTAAAGATAATCATCTCCACCCCATCGCCACTCAGGGTTGTACACCCTGTAACCCGTTTTAATAAGATTGTTGGCACTAATATGATTCTGCACTTGAACATATGTTCCTACACTGAAGCATCCATGTTTTCGTGCATAATTCTCTCTTGTCTTAAGCATTCTCTTCTGTAATCCATTCCTACGGGCACGTGGGAGAACTCCACATCTTTTATGGATTGCAAAGTTATCATAAACGATCATACCGCAATACCCACATGGCTCCATATTTTCGTCCCTGACGATCCACCACACCGAATCAACCATATCATCCACTGAAGACATGGAGCCGTCCTCTATACCGAAACAGAGTAGATCTAGTGCATATATCTCTTCACGTTCCCTGTCAGTCTTCACTTTTCGTATGTAATATTTCATTATATAAGTATTTATGTTTTTTCAAAAAGGTGTCTATCTTTAATTGCTATGAAAACTAAAAACCTTTATTATGTAAGTTAGGATTACACAGATACGTACGCAAATTAACATCTCACATTAAGTACCCTGAACAATACTGTGTTAGGTGTGCTAAAAACAACAGTTGCTATTTTTTAGCAACAGAACTGGATCATGGGTGGATATAGGATATGAATAAGAAAACAAGGTTGAGGTGTTACACTGTTATATTTTTGGTATTAAGTATGCTAAGTCTTTTTTGGGCTTCTGATCCACTTAAAGCTGTTTTCTGTCTTATAATAGCTTTTATTATGATGAAGTGGACTGAATGGATTACAATGGTTGAAGTAACAGAAAAACGAACGGCTCCATATAATAAATTATGTGAGGGTGATATTGCGTTGAATTATCAAGGTGAACTCAAAGATCCTTGGAGAGTTGTTACAGCCGCTAATCGTCATAAAGAATCCGGACTTATTGTTGTAGGAGCAAGACATTTCGATAAGCTAATGAGAGCACAGATTTTTGCTCTTCAAGGCTTTGATAAGAAGACCGCAGCTGAAGGTCATTGGGGAGGTATGTCTTCAAGTGTAGATTGGAAAGATATGGATCAAGGCTTCATCGATAACTTTGGTGATTATCTTACTCGAAAACAAGCTTATGTTTTAGCTAAATACAATGGCCAATTACTCAAAAATAATGACGGACGTTGCCATGACAGTAAAAACTTTCTTTACTCGGAGAATATTCACTAATGATTGAAATTATTACGTTAGAACAAGCAAAAGCAACAGCTGAAGCTAAGTGCAAGAGAGATGAAAATGCATGGCAGTCTTATTTAGACCGAAATATTGATACTTTATGTAATTGGGTTAATAAACGTCTGGTTAATTCAGTAGACACTAATACTCATATGAATGGATTTGAAATATGTCTCGATTATACCTTTATGTTTGATTTGTTTGGTGAACAACCTCCATTTGAAAAGAAACAAGGAATCGAAATATTTGCTGCACATCTTCTTAATAGGATTCGTGCTAATGGGGATTGGGAAGTAGATATTACTTCAAATTTGATAACTCATGTTAGAATGAGAGTTAAATGGTCAGTTCCTATTGTTGAAGAACCTGCTAAAAAGAAGAAAGACTGGAAATTCTGGCCAGTATGGAAATAAATCTTCTATATTATACTATTAAATAAAGGAACTTATGAACCAAACAATTGTAACAGCAGAAAATTTTGATAGCATCTATCGACATCTATTAAACAAGATCAGACATAGCCCAGACTACATTGTGGAATCACGCGGTGGAAGGATGTATGAACTTGAAAATGTAATGTTTGTTCTTACTGATCCATATGAAAACCTGGTTGACTCTGAAGCACGTGCTTTCAATCTGGATTTTGCTGAAAAGTTCTATGACTGGATTATGGCTGGCAAAAGTGATCCATCTGAGCTATTTGGTGTTAACCCTAATGCTAAGAACTTCGCTGAAAATTCAGGTCGTAATACAGCTTATGGCCCTCGTATCCTGAAGCAATTCGATAAGGTTCTTGAAGAACTATCTACTAACGAAGGTACACGTCGTGCCACAATTTCTATTCTAGAGCCTGATGATATCGAACTCCTCGGTACAGACACTAAGATGGAATTCCCTTGTACAGAATCAGTAAGCTTTAAGATTCGCAATGGATATCTTGACATGACGGTCAAAATGCGTTCAAATTGTGGAGTAAAGACTGTATGCTATGATACATATAACTTCACTAATCTATTTGCTGAAGTATATAGTAGATTATGTGATGAGTACAAAATGAATCTTGAAATCGGTGAATATTGCGTACAAGCGACGTCGTATCATTTCTTCGATAAAGATATTGAACTTGTTGATGCAATCCTAGCTGAAGATTAAAATTTAAAAGAGAGCGCCTGTAAAGTTTTTTGCAGGTGTTCTAGTATACATTCTATGAAAAATGATTTTAAAGTATTAGATGAAATATCCCACTGTTTAGCCCGCCCGAACATGTATATAGGATCTGTTGACTTAACCGAACGAACATCTTACTTATTTAAAGATAATAAATTTGAATATACAAATTATAAATTTGTTCCTGGCCTCATTAAGATTATTGATGAGATTATTGACAATGCCGTCGATGTATCTATTCGAACAGGCAAGTGTGATATAATAAAGGTAAAAGTAACTAAAAATGAAATTACTGTTCAAGACAATGGAACAGGAATCCCGGTCCAAAAGAATAAAGAGACAAAGACGTATTTACCAGAGCTTGCTTGGACACAAATGCGAGCTGGGACTTCGTTCGACGACACGGATAGGAAAACGATTGGTGCAAATGGACTTGGATCAGTAGCTTGTAATATCTTCAGTACTAAGTTCACTGGGATCAGTGATGATGGTAAGAAACGTTTTACTCTTAAATGTAAAAACAACCTATCTGAAATTGGATATGCTCTAGGCAAGAGTACTGAACGAGGAGTAACAGTAAAGTTCCAACCAGACCTTCATAGATTCAATCTTTCGGAAATTGATGAGATACATATGATGCTTGTTCATCAGCGTTTGATTAATCTAGCCGTAACGTTCCCTGAGATTGCCTTCTTCTTCAACAACAAAAGGATTACGATCAATGCAAAACAATTTATCAAGATGTTTAGTGATGGTAAAGAGATATCAGCCGAGTCCGATAACTGCATCATCGGCGTTCTGCCTAACGATTATGACGACTTTAAGTTTTACACATATGTTAATGGGATTGGAATGCCTAATGGCGGCAACCACATCGATTATCTTTCTCGTAGGATCGTGGATGGTGTCAAAGAAAAGCTCATTAAGAAGCACAAATCAATTAAGCCAGGAGACATCAAAAACAAAATACAAATTGTGGCTTTTATAAGGAACTTCCCTAATCCTAAATTTGATAGTCAGACTAAAGAGAAGCTTACTAATACTCAAGGCGAGTGCGGTAACTTCATTGATGTAGATATTGATAAGATGATTGCTCAGATCCTGCGCAATAAAGACATCATCGATCCTATTGTTGAAATGTTTAAACTCAAAGAAGAGCTTAAAGCTAAGAAAGAGCTTAAACAAGTAGGCAAGAAGAAAAAGATCAAGAGTGACAAATACATTCCATCGATTAAAGGAACTGAATATCTATTCCTTTGTGAAGGCCAGAGTGCCCTTGGTGGTATTAGCGCTATTCTAGGACGTGAAACGTTTGGGTACTATGCAATGAAAGGTGTCCCGTTGAACTCTTATGACTGTAAAATTCAAAAGTTGATCAATAACACTGAAATTAAAGAGATTGTAAATATCCTTGACCTCAGTTTAGTTAATGAAGCGAAGCCAGATGGTACATTAGTCCCTAAGCAAATGAATTACGATAACGTAGTTTTTGCTACAGACGCAGATGCTGATGGTCACCACATTAGCGGGTTGCTGATTGGCCTGTTTTATAAGTATGGTCGTAACCTTTTTGCCGAAAAAAGAATCTATCGTTTACGTACTCCTATTATGATTGTCAAGAAGGCCAAGAAGATCGTTAAGCACTTCTTCACTATTGATGAATACAGAACATGGGAAGAGAAGCAAACTAATCTAGCTCAGTTTGAATTTAAGTATTCTAAAGGCCTTGGATCTTGGAAGAAAGAAGAGCTTAAATCACTTATTGACAAATATGGCATCGATAACTTTCTAGAATACTTTACAATCGATGATGCAGATGTCATTGACCGATGGTTAGCTAATAATCGTGCTGATGATCGTAAAACCGAACTAAGTAACTACGAACTCGAAATCAATAAGGTATAACCATGGAAGAAATGGGATCTTACACTAATGTTTACACTGGCCCTATAATCGAAAAGATTAATGATGTCCTTGAAATGATTGATTACAAAAAGACTATTACCATTAATGCCAGATGGGAAGAGTATAAGGAATGTTTTAAATCTAAATGGTGGGTTTACTTTAATTTAGGTTGGTCATGTAGACATCTACATCGTAAAGATGGGATGACTCTTGAGGAATGGACAGAAAGGTTCAGTGGCCTTAAGTATAAAATGTGTTCTTATTGGGATGAAGATTGGACAGTAGATTATGAATATGAATACGAGTTAAAACGTATTAGATCACATTGCCGTTCGGCAGAGAAGATATACCTTTCAACATATCACGATAAAGTGGTAAATTATTGGAATAAATCAGTAGCAAAATATAAGGAAGATATTAATGAGTGATGAAAAAGAAGCAGTAAACGCATTTGAAGAAACAATGAAAGAATTCGATAATGTTAAACAGTCAGAAACAGAAGATGGAGTAGAACATCGTGGTGATTCCGCTTTCAGTTCTAAAGAAGAATTCGGTAAGAAGGTTACCTATATTCCTTGTGCAGAGCATTCAGTTCGTAAGTTGTTCGAAGATGCTAAAGAACTTTGTACAGAATCATCTAACATTGAAGCCATGGGATGTAATATTGGAATCACTTTTGTTTACCCATGTATCACTAAACGTACATATGCTCATATCTGTAAACCTAATCGTTTGCTTAAAATGTATGCTGGATATGATCTTATCCTTGAAATCTCTGGCCAGGCCTGGGATCGCATGACAGACGTTGAACGTATGGCTCTGTTGCATCACGAACTTGAACACGTTAACTATCGTGAAAAACCTAATGGTGATCTTGATCTTCGTTTGATTGATCATAACGTTAAAGACTTCGATAACATCCTTGATCTTTATGGAATTTACTACATTCGTGCCGGCTTGAACGAAGACGTTGATTAATGAAGATGTTTAGTCAAAATGAAGAGCGCATCTTATGGTGTGCTCTTCAGTCTTATAAATCTAATATAAATGAAGAGTTGAAGAATACAGTTGGTATCACTTCAACTAAAACTTATAATGACTTAAAGATCACTGAAGAACTTATTCAGCGATTTGAACCATAAAGGAAAATATAAGAAGATGTGTGATCGGAGTCAACCAAAGGAAGAACCAATGATGATGTTGTATGGTATAAGTAATCCAAATGACATAACCGGTGCGTCTCCATACAATCCTAGGAATAATGTTCTATCTTATGGTGTAACCTTAAACCCATACACTTAATATATGAAAAACGAAAACCACATCTCTAATTTCTTTGGTAACGATTATATCTCATTTGCCTCTTATGATGGCGTAAGGAAAATTGCTTCAGTCGCTGATGGCAACAAACCTACTGCCCGTAAAGCGATATACACAGTTATTGATCTTAAAATTAATGCTCCTAAGAAAGTTGACTCGATCAAGTCTAAGGTAGCCGATCATACTGAATATATCCATGGCCAAGATGCGATTGAAGGTGTAATTGTTAACCTTGCTCAAAACTTCGTCGGTGCTCAAAACGTTCCATTGATGATTAGAGATGGGTCTTTCGGAACTCGGCTTATCCCAGATGCTGCTGCTTCACGTTATATCAGAAGTGCAGCAGAACCTTATCTGAAGTATTTGTTCAGAGAAGAAGATAACCCAGTTATCGGAAATCAGGAGTTTGAAGGATCAAAAATTGAACCAAAGTTCTTTGTTCCTATCATGCCTATGCTCCTAGTGAACGGATCTGAAGGGATTGCAGTTGGTTATGCACAAAAGATTCTCCCTCGTGATCCTGAAAAGCTTATGCAGTACTTATTTACTGGAATGAAGGATGAAGATCTTTTACTTCCACACTATAATGGATTTAAAGGTAAGATAATTAAGACTGATGTAAAGTCTTTTGAAATACGTGGGGTCATTGCTAATAAGAATACGACTACCTACGAAATCCTTGAGGTGCCCGTTGGTTATACCTACACCTCTTATAAGAAGGTATTAGATAAGCTTGAAGAAGCTGGAACGATTGTTTCATATGACGATAGATGTGATATGGATAAGGATGTGTTCAGCATATCTATTAAGGTTAAACGTGAACAACATAACAGATTAAAGGCTATGACTAACCTTGAGTTGTTAGAGACGTTTAAGCTTGTTAAGCGTGTAACTGAAAACTACACTTGCCTTAATGAAAACAACCAGATTGAAGTATTCGATACAGCTGCTGATATCATCAGACGATATGCAGAGATTCGTGTTAGATATTATACGATGCGTAAAGAATACACTGAAGCACAAATGTTGAAGAAGATGACGGAACTTAAATCAAAAATTCTGTTCATTGATAAAGTACGTAAAGCGGAAATCGATGTAAAGAGTGAAACTAAAGTCAACCTTATCTTAATCCTCGATGCAATTGATGGTGTAGTTCTCAAGAATGAGTCCTATGATTACTTATTGAACATGCCACTTTGGTCAATCAATGAAGAATCGTTTGCTAAAGCAATTAATGAAGTAAAGAAGATGGCCCAAGATTATAAGAATTACCAGAGCATTAAAATTGCCACAATGTGGAAAAACGAGTATCGAGATTTACTTAAAAAATTACATTAAGCTTACAATTATCAAAATGCCAACGTTTCATTGCTCCTATATTTCCTTCTTTTTTACAATGAGGACATTTAATATTATTTGATGGGTTCTTTTGTTTTTTAATATTCTTTTGTTTTTTGTTTTTCTTTATTCTTCCAGAACATATGAATTTAAGTTCTCCATTTAAGTATTTATAATCATATTTAGAAACCCTTGATGTATTCCCTTCTTTATCTTTAACAGTAACCATACCTTTAGAGGTAGAAACTAATTCACCTGAAATATATCTAGGATCATTTTTATCTACTTGAAATGTATTACCATCTTTATCTTTAACTGGGACCTTATCTTTAAAAAAAGAAACTAATTCACCACTTAGGTATTTAGGATCATCTACAGAAACTGACATAGTATTTCCATCTTTATCTTTAACTGTTAATTTATTACGCCTATTACAATGGTGCCAAGTTCCAAAACCACCTAAAGTTAAATTATAAGTATCACTACGTTCGACATATTCATAATTAACTATCCTAGATTCCTCCATTAAAGCCTCTTCTTCAGTATTATGAAAACTCAAAATTTCTACTGCAAAATTTTCTAATCCATATTTTTTTTACCGCTAAATTTAAAACTTTACCAGATCCATAATACCCATCTTCAATATTAGTTGTACTATGCTTGCCTATATACTCTTTATAATTAATTAAATTATGAGTTCTATAAACTATATGATACATTTTAATGTCCTTTCTATATTTATATTTCATATATTTCATATATAAATATAAAGAGGCATGCAAATTATGCAAGAAGTTAAAATAACTCGAGATTTTCCGAATCATATGTTTACAGTAATCAATGATCAGGTAAAAATACAGTCAAATCCGTATATCTTAATTCTTATTCCTTCAAAGGACCGAAATGACCTTTTGTTTAATTGTATTGATTCGCTTATTACTCATACATCGAAGAAGCTTACAAATATAAATGTTTGTATTATCGATACCGGAAGTACTCAAGAAACGATAGACGAAATAAATGAATATCGCAAGGCTAATGAAGACCGATTCATTATAAGCCTTGAAGAACATGGATACTACAACTTTGCCAAGAATAATAATCAAGCCTTCGATCACCAGAAAGGTAAGAAGTATGATTATGTTCTATTCTGCAACAATGACGTTCAACTATTAAATGATGCAGTCAGTCATATGTTATGGACCTATGAAAACCAGAAGGATGTAGGTACAGTAGGCATCAGATTACATTTTGAAGATGGTAAAGTTCAGCATGCAGGAGCATTTTGTCATATGACTAATGGCTTAGCGGGACCAGGGCACTATGGCTTCAGTAAAGTCATCACTGGATCTGTTTTAACTGATATTCAGGACGTTCCTGCTAACACTGCTGCATTCTTAATGATGAAAGCACCAGTATTTGAATCTATTAAATTCTCTGAAGAGTATATCGAATGCTTTGAAGACGTTCAATTGAATATTGAAGTAGGTATGAAAGGACATGTTAATTATTGCAATATGAATGCTGTAGCTTTCCACTTCGAATCACAGTCAAGAAATGCTGATGCACAAAAAGATGCAAAACAAGCACAAGATTTAAAAAAGCTATCTACATTTATTTTAAGAAACCAAGCAAATCCATTCATTAAACAAAAGGTATTAACATGATTGAATCACTAACAATTTTAATGTGGGTCATCTGTGGCTCATCAGCACATGATTGTGTATCATATATTGTTACTGAAGAATATGGTGAAATGAATAAAACCTATTATAATATATCAGGAATCATTTTTTACAGTATTTGGATTTGTTTCAATGTGTTACGCAATGTTAGTCTGGTTCCATTTTGTGTGGGACGGCTCAATTAAACTAAATAAAGGAACAGTATGAAATAATCTCCTGATTACTGAAAATGCAACTATTAATTTAGTTACATTTTTCTATTTACAACTTTGCAGATATATCGTATACTCTACTCCTAATCAACAACACGGAGACACTATGACTGATCAAGCTCGCCAGATTGAAACACAACTCGTTTATTGGAACGACGAATACCGCAAAGGTACTCCAGTCGTAAGTGATCCTGTTTTCGATTCACTCCTCGAACAATTTGAATCATTCGTTACTGTTGAAGAATACACCCGTGTTCGTGAATCCCTTTTTAATACTAAAGGTGACGTGAAACACCAATACATCATTGGTTCGTTGAAGAAAACGAAAGCTGAAGATGATTCAATCCTCAAATGGATTGGTAAAGATAACGTAACTGAAGCATACATCGTTGAAAAGCTTGATGGAATGTCTATCGTGTTACATTACGTAGACAGCGTTCTCGTTAAAGCCGTGTCACGTGGTGATGGTGAATATGGTAAGGACTATACAGAAAACCTCAAGCATATCGCTCCACTTCGCCTTGACCTCAAATTCACAGGTCAGGTTCGTGCTGAAGTTGTGCTTCCAATTAGTGAACTTAAAAACATTAATGATATAGGCTTCACCTATAAGAACCCACGTAATGCTACGACTGGTCTCATTACTTCCAAATCAACCGAGGCGGATCTCCTTAAGCGCTGTAAAGTTATTGCTTACCAGATAATGGGATCAACTGAAAAGAAACCTACACAATACAGTGCGTTATATGATCTCGGTTTTACTCTTCCTAAACGTGAAACCTTCGATACACGCATTGATAATGTTACACCTAATTCACTTAAAGCTATTTACGAAATCTGGACAGCTCAATCTGATTACGAAATCGATGGACTTGTTATCCACAACCTGAATTATGGTGATGAAAACATTAAACTCCCGACCCACACAATCGCTTTTAAAGTAAATGATCTCGTTGCAACAACAACCGTTCTCGACATCGAATGGGAAATGAGTCGTGGTAAAGAATATCGCCCAGTGGTTGTATTTAAAGCAATCGAGCTTGGTGGAGCTACAATCCAACGTGCTACTGGAAACAATCTACAATGGCTTATTGATCATAAACTTGAAATTGGATGTAGTGTTATTATAGAAAAAGCGGGTGATATTATTCCTCGGATTGTACAAGTTGTTTAGTATAACAAAATGAATCATAATTACCTTTCTATAATTATATAACATTTTTCTATGTACAAATTATAACCCTTGGGATAATATGTCTTACATAATTAATAAGGAATCTATATGTTTACTAAACTAAATTTAAATATCCCAATGTTTTGTTTTCATTGTAATCAACCAACTACAATGAAAGGTCCACACCTCGTATGTGCTAATGATGCTTGTACTGGAAACCAAATCAAGCAAATGAATACATTCCTTCGTGCTTGTGGAATTCAAGGTTTCTCTGAATCAACTTTGGAAAAATGGAAGCTTACTTCGATCGAAAAGGTAATGGCCTTCTACCCTAACACTCCTAATGAAAAGAAATTTCTTAATGAGCTATATGGTAATGTCTTCAACAAATCGAAACGTGATTTGATTATTGCTCTGCCATTCCATAACTTCGGTTCAACCCTTGTGACCCGTATGCTTGATACATATGGTAAGCAACGTATGGCTCATAACGATATCCTCGTAGATGGAATCAGTGCTGAACGTCAACGCAACTTCAAATCTCAGTTCGCTGAACTTGTGAAATGGGTTGAAGTTATTACTCATGACAATCGTTGGAAGCCCCAGGTCGCCGTTAGACAAAACACTTCACCTCTCAGCAATAAACTATCAGGCCTCAGCTTTTGCTTTACAGGAAAGCTTACTACAATGACTCGTTCTGATGCTGAGAAATATGTTAAGTCTAATGGTGGTGAAGTCAAATCGGTTTCAGCTAAGCTTACTTATCTTGTTACTAACAATCCTAACAGTGGTACCTCCAAGAACAAAAAAGCTCAGAACCTTGGTGTACAACTCATTACTGAAAAACAGTTTGGTGAATTACTCGGTAAGAAGATTGAAGATAAAAAGACTGAAGATAAATCAACACTTTTCGACATCAACGATCTATAATCAATTATGAACCGAATGAAACAACGTGAACGCATTCAAAAGGAAAAAATCCCTCTACCAATTTAATCTGGGATGAAGAATACCAAGAAAGATTGGATGCAAATAAAGTAATAAAGAAAGAAAATAAATTCAAGAAGTTCTATAATAATTTACGAAACAAAATGCGCGGTTAGCTCAGTTGGCTAGAGCACTGCCCTAGCATCCAGAAAGATAAGTCAAATGAAGTGGATACGCGGATTGAAACTTATTAAGTAAGGTACTAGGTTGAAAGTGAAAGCTCGAGAGGTGAAAAGTTCTATTGGCATTCAATCTTTGGTCGTATATTTGGTATGTTCGTTTGTGGATTAATATTTGGATCAGCTGGGTTTATTTACGGTCTTGTTTTTTCATGGTTAGATCAATAAATTCGTATCTATATTATAGTTAATTCTAAATAAGGAAAGCTATTATGAATACAGATATTCTAGATGATATCTTAGGTGAAAACCTTGACCAAGCCCAACAGTGTAAAAATGTTCCAACATTAATTGTTGATACTTCTTACCTTGCATACCACTCCATGTTTTCTGCATGGAATACGTTCCGTGATCAATACAGTGATCTATGCCCAGTTGATAAAGACCCAGACTTTGATCCAGGTGATCATCCAGAGTTCTTGGCTATATTCAAACAACGTTTCTACTCAAGCGTCCTAACGGCGCCTATGAAGTATCATCCGTTTATTGAAGAAAGAAATATCATCTTCGCAACTGATTGCCCTAAGAAGAATATCTGGCGTATTGAACACTATCCAGAATATAAACAGGAACGTCGTGATGCTAAGAAAGAAGATAAGCCCTTTGCCTTTAAACGTACATTTTCCTTTCTCTACAATACTATACTTCCTGAATGGGAAGACCTTGGTTCGATTGTAGTAGGTGCCCCTTGTTCAGAAGGTGATGATGTTATTGCCACGCTCGTAAAGAATAAAATTGCTAAGACGTTTATCGTAATGGCTTCTGACCGAGATATTCTTCAGTTGTCTTCTCCTACTTGTACAATGATTAATGTTAAAGGTGATCATATCACTTATTCCAACGAGCTCGATATTCCTGAAGAAGAATTGGAAGAACGTAACTTTACTGGAAAGCATTACATCCTTATTAAAGCAATGATGGGTGACCGTTCAGATGGTATTACTCAGATTCATAAGCGCTGTGGTAAGAAGACTGCAATCAAATACTTCTTTGATCCTGATCTTTTAAATGCAAAACGTGCTTCAGATCCAGGAATTGATCCTATTATCAAGAACAACATTTTGATTATGGACTTCGATTATATTCCAGATGAAATTGATTCAGCTATCATGACTAAGTATAAGGAACAAATCAATTGCTAAAACAGCTTAAAGGTAAAGATTTACCTGCTCTGAGAGAAGAGTGGTGGGAAGAGAATGGTAAGAAATGTCTTATCACAGGGCTCACTATTCCTCTCTCGGAGGCTGTTATGGATCACCAACATAAACTCAAATCTGATTTAGCAGATGAATCAGGTCCAGGTTGTTGTCGTGGGGTCCTATCTTTCCAAGGTAATGCGTGGGAAGGTAAAGTGACTAATTCATTTAGACGATTAGGTCTCAATAAGAAAACGGATATAGTTACTGCATTAAGAAACCTTGCTGCTTTTCTAGAATGTAATCACGTTCACACAGATGAAGTTGTATGGATTCATCCTTCTGAAGAGCCTAAAGCACTTAAGATAACAAAACGATGTTACAATAAGTTATTGACTGCTATTAAGAAAGATAAGAATGCTAAGGGCAAAGTGCCTAAATATACAGGACGTTTCTCTAAGCCACTTGAAAAGCTTATGGATAAATACGAAATCGAAATTGAATATTATGAGAGTTTTAGCTGTTGATGCCGTAACACTAATAAATCAAGCCGTATGTAATAACCTTGAACTATTTAAAGGATATATGGGTACTGGTGCATTTAAATCTCTATCTCTTGGTTGGAAGGATATTGAATCTGATCTCAATCATACTATTACTGCTCTTTCAGCTTGGGCGTTCCGTAATGATGCCAAGATTCTTATTATCGATGGTGGAACCCCTTATCATCATTTGTATATTACCTCAGGTGATTTAGAAGATATACCTAATATAGCATTTAAGTGTGTTCTTGATCCAATGATCCGAGAACATTATGCTATGTTCAATATTTCTCTTCCAACTACGGCTCAACTTTGTGACATCTTTAGTGAATTAATGAAACCTAAATATGTAAACATTGTCCCAGTGTCTTTGAATCTGGATTATGATACTACATTAATTAATCTTAATTATAATTCACTTGTTCATATTGAAGAACTTGATCTAGATGAAATAACCAAAAGGGGTACTGAAGATGGGATTGTAATCAGTCCTTATACGTTCTATAATATGATAGCCGAATCACAACTGGTTGTTCGACATAATGATCGACTCGATTCTTTTATTAAAACTCAGGCTGAGCTCGCGTTGAGCACAGTATTCAACTAAACCCGAACAAAAGGAAATAGCTATGTTCGTAAAAAATACAGAAATACTCATTGCAGGGGACAATTATGTAGATGTTATTGGATATCCAATCCAGTTCGTTACACGTAAGAGTTCTATTGCTTCATATAACTTTGCACAGAAGATTATGTTCTTCTCGCATATCAACCGAACCATTACAGAAGTTAAGACGGCCGAATTCAATATGGTCAAATTGATTGCTCGTAATACTAAAGGTCGTGCATTTGAAGTTGTATGTGACGACAAAACCCTTATTGGCATTAGCCGTGGACGTTACATTGAATATGTTGAAGTTCGTTCATTGAAAGAAAACTCAAGCATCTTGATCGATGACGAAGGCCTTCTCTGTAAGATTCAAGTAATTGAGCCTTACTACGAAAATGTAGATAAAGTGTATAACACTGGATCTAACAAAGGCAGCAACAAATTCGTTAATGGATTAATGTTCAAGGCGTAAACTATGGCACATCAACTGAAGAAATTTAAAGTAACTGATGGTGATTCTGGAGGTGAATCTTTCACTGAAGGATTCAATAAAGGCGAAGTGATGCAAGATCTTCAGCGCATGGGTTGTATGAGTTCTGGTACAACCGTTGAAGAGGTTGATCCTAGAACTAATTTACCTATTGATGGTACACAATTGCCACCAGTAAGAAGTAATGCGCCTATGCCACCAGTAAGGGCTCCTCTTGGTGCCACTGAAGGTCGTATCTTTACTATCCCTGGAACTAATCAGAAGATTAAAGATATCAATGGAACTCTTTACGGGCTCCAGTGGGTTAGTATCTCTAAAGAAGATTTGATTAGTCGAATCGGATGTGATGATATTTCTCCTGAAGGTGATACTCGTGATTATGTGCCTATGAAGATCTTTGACTGGGTTCTCCTTGATCAAGAGAAGGAACCAGAAATTGAAATTGAAACTGGGCCAATGCAAGATCCAGCAATAATTGAAAAGGAAGAAGAAGATGATAGCAAAACAAGTATTATGGTTTAATAGTCGTAAAGAGTTTTACGATTGGGTTGTTGGTTCTGAACTAGCAATATCAGAAGAAGAACTCGAAACGAATGAGAAGAAGAAGTTTATGCTTCTTCCACCACTCGATACAGTTGTTACCTACCTTGATCTTACTAACTACTTTGTTTGTGATAATATGCAAACAATTGTATGGATGAAGAAAGAGGAAGAAGAAGGTAAGGAACCAACTATTCAAGCGGTGCCGATTATGATCAATTCAGATAAACTTGAAATTGATTAAGTTCAAAGTTCTTAAACTAGAAAAGCTATCCATTGGATAGCTTTTTTTGTATCAAGATGAAAGTGTTTAATCTTCGTCAGGATCTTTAGCATTCATTTCCATATCTTCAACATATTTTGAAGACAGCATATTCTGCATAGTTGTCATGAAATGCTCTCGAATAGAATCAACAAATTTACCATGTTGAAGTAATCCACCAAGTCCCATAACAACTTCTTCCTGTGGAGTAAGTGTATGTTTACCTTTAAGAGTACAAATGGTTTCACATTTACCATTACCTCTTAATACGAGAGCGACATCATCACGAGCCAATTCAATTGTTTGCTTCACTTCTTTTGAAACGATATCGTCTTCTTTATTTTGTTTCTTCTTTAAAAAATTCTTCATTTAATCAACCTATCAAATACATCTGTATGGTAATGGAGATTGTTTTCCAACCACCAGCCTTTATTTCGATCTTCAGTATTACCTGATTCCATTATAGCGTTATTTTTATTTATCTCAGCATTTAAGCTTTTGTCATCCTTAAATATTCTATCAATTTGATTCTGTAGAGCGTTAGCATCACTGAATACTGAATTGGTATGTTTATTGTAAGTGCAAATGTCCTGTCCAAGGAAAGGAATACGAGAAGCAGCTGCCTCTAATAATTTGATATTTGATTTAGCTTGATTGAACTTACTATCTTCAAGTGGAGCAATAACCAAATCTAATTCTTTAGACTTAAGGCAATTCAAGTAGTTAAGGAATGGTGATCCAGAAGTAGTAGATATCTTACCTTGTTCAAGCAAATGCCATAGACGTTTAGGAACATGAGCGAAGAACACCCACTCATATTTGTCACATGTCGCTTCAATAAAATCAATGATATGAGAGAAGTCATCCTGCGTTGTAGCATTTGCTGAATGATTGAAATGTGAAAATGAGCATGGGAACCCGATGCGTAGGCGACGATTCTTTGGCACCTGCTTCGTCACAGGCGGAGTATAAGACCACCATTGTGGTATAAAGTTAGGTACAACTCTAAATTTCTTCAGGTCAATCCCTAGCTTAGTATGGTAATACATACCTAATTCTACCGTAGAAACAGTAACAGCATCAGCATGTTTAAACATACATTGGATATTAGGTCCTGTCTTGGCGTGTTCTGGAGTGCTAGGGTTGTGAGGAGGCATATCTTCACCGATTAGAATATCATCTATATCGTATATGACTTTCACTCCCTTGCGCGCCTGTAGCTCACTTAGGTAAGCTTGAAAGTATTTAGTGTGGTTTTCACTATGGAACCGCTGAGCCTTGAAGATACAATTCTCATTTACACTTCCACTTAATGATGTAGATGGACCATCAAATCTTATAGATGAATAAAACATTTCCTTCTGAGCTCTTAAAGCCATATCAGGAAATGCCATTCGATAATAACCACAAGCAAAGTGGTCCATCTGCATATTAATTACAATAGCTGTCTTTTTAGGTTTGTTCATTAGATAAGGTTGAAGTGCCTTCTGATTTAGTGACCTTCATTACATGGTCAAATGTTTCGGTTAATTCTTCGAGTATCTCTGTTCTATGAGAGATAACAATACAACTTAAATTAGAATCTTTAGTCTTGTTCTTGAGGATGTTAATAACAGCGAATAAGGCATATCCATCAATTCCACTGTCAAGCACTTCATCAACAATCAAGAGGTTAGTAACGAATCCATTTGTACAAAGGATATCACGGAACGAAAGCATTACAGCCATATCTAATCGACGACGTTCACCACTAGAGAAATCGAAGTAATCACATTCACCTGTTATCGTGAAGAATTCGTATTCGAACTTGTCGTTGAAGATGACTGTGTAGTCAGTTCCCATTTCGGCAAGGTACTTTTTGATGAGGACGTTAAGTGAAGCCACGATATTAGACACGATGTATCTCTTGACCCCGTTCTCGTCGTAGATGTTTGACAGTAGTTCATGTTTCCTTTGATCTTTAAATATTCCTTCAATGTTACCTAATGCATGATCAACTTTCTTCTTTGCATCATTAACAAGATCCTTGAATGGATTTTCCTTTTCAAGAATTTTCTTTTGAACTTCTTCTAAATCAACCGCTTTATTGATAAGATCGTATAGGTGATCATTATCGATATTAGCCTGATTGATCTGTGCAGTAAGCATATTCATTTCACCCATCATCTGGTTGATTTTAATAGCACGTTCCTGCTGAGCAGACATAACATCACTAATGGCTTCAAGATTCTCTTCACGAGCCTTAGTAATTAAACGAAGTTCAGTGTTTTTAATTTCTTGTTCGGCACTAGTTTCAGCACTAGTCACTTTAGCTTTTAAAACATCAAGGCCAGGTGAATCAATGAATCTAGTTAGCTTATTTTCTTTTTCAAGTAGATCAGCAATCTTAGGATCAATTTCTCTTGCACGCTCACATAACGTGGAATATTCTTCAGTCAATAAACCTTCAGTTTGAAGCATTTCAGAATTAGCTTTGTTAAGCTTATCGTAAGCCTTTTGATCAAAGTCAAAATGTTTAGCAGTAGCTTTCTTGCACTCAGCACAAAGGATATCATATGTAACATCTAATTTCTTTTTGATAGCATCAAGAGCAATAATCTGGCTACAAATATCAGAACGATGTTTAGAAACTTTCTTTAATTTGTCTTCATTTAAACTAGTAGCTTCAGATTGAATTCGTTCCTGATCTTCTTTATGAGATTCAATTAAATCATTAATGATCGTAATAGCTTCTTCAGCTACTTTGACTTTAGCTTCAATTGCATCAATTTCAATTTGAACTTCAGCTTTAAGATCTTCTATTGCTGCATATTGTTCCTGTTGGAACTCAGCTAGATCATCAGTAATATCAGGTTCTTGAGCTTCAACTTCAGTTTGTTTTTCCTTTAGAACCTTAAGTTCAGCAGCAAATACATTAGTTTCAGCTTCAATTGTTTTTCTTTGAGTCTCTAATTTCTTAATATCTACTTTGTTCTTTTCGAGTTCCTTGATATCGGCTTTAATTGTTTTAATTTTTGCCAAATGGGAATCTGCTTCTGCTTTAATTTCGTCTGTGAACTGTTGTAATTTACTAGATAATCCCTTATGCGTTTCTCTGTGGTTCTCGAGGATCTCACGTTGTGCTCCTAGGTCCTTTTTTAAGGAACGAAGTTGTTTGCTAACTTCGGTATTGATTTCACCAAAGGCTTCGATCTTAAATAATGTATCTAAGTAAGATTCTTTAGTACCCTTTGGAAGTTGGAAAAAGTTCTGGATGTTATTAGTTGACAGAACAACTGAGTTACGGAATGTATCGATATCAGTCTTAAGGATCTCGTCAGCAATATATTTAAGGGTATTAGCTTTAGTGCCAATAGTTTCATCGTTTTTAGGACAAACTTCACCTTTATAAAGTTCAGCAGCAATAGAGACATTGCCTGAACGAGCAGAACGGTTCAGGATGCAATGAACATTCCACTCTTGCATGTTAACTTCCATTTTGAGCTTAATCCATCCTATGTTATCAGGGGACGCTCTATTGAAGATACGCTTATTATTAAATATATTAGAAGCTTTACCAAAGAGAACCATTAACAATGCATCAACAAATATAGCAGATTTACCTACTCCATTCTTCAATTCAGGTATATCAAGGTTTTCACCTAATACATAAGTCATCCCAGCTAGATCCTCGAAGTTAACTACAACTTCTTCAGGCCCAATCGACTTATAGTTCTTCATCGCGATAGTTTTAAAATTAATCATGTTCATACGTTAGATTTCTCTTTGAATATTGCTATGGCTATAGGACGAATCATCTTACGTTCATCATCCTCAATATCCATGTCATCAATGTATTTGTTAATTGCTTCTTCGTGTGACATTACAGAAACATCACCAAGCGTTGCTTGAATATTAGATAATTCCTTCTGGTATTGGTAATCCAGCTCAATGCTCTTAGGGCCCTGTGTTCCAAAGGCTTGAACAACCTTTACTACGCTGTCATATTCGTAGTCCGCATCAATGATGATTTTAAGATAATTATTGGATATCTGCTTTGTATCAAAGGTCTTGATTGTTGACCATCTGACTGGGATGTGTTTTGGTGAGAAGTCATTTTCGTAAAAGGTAAATGAGCTATCATCCGTGTCGAAAACATAAAACCCTTTTGGATTGCCGACATCTCCCCAGTTCTGCTCGTTCGGGCAGCCTCCTGTAATAATTGTTCCAGTTTTAGTAGCATAGTCTTTCCTTATGTGAAAGTGGCCAGAGAAGATCTTCGGGGCAACGTCTGTCAACTGTTCCATGGTGTAAGCACCTTGATGAACAGCTCCCACTAATGCAGCGCCGGTAAAGTCGAAGTGCCCAAATGCAGCGCTAAGATGCTTCTCTTTTTTGGGGCTGTATCCCCATGGACACAGAGCTAAAGTTTTACCATCCTTTTCGATTTCAGCATATTCTTTATACACTGAAACATTTTCAATTAGGGCAAACTGCTCTACAGAGTTAACATCGTTGGAATGTTTGTAATGACAATCATGATTACCAATGATAAAGTGAGTGTGTTCGAATAGAGCAGCAAATTTCTCTAATGCCCATCGAGCTCGTTCTTGAGTTCCTACAGAAAGGAAGTCACGTGAGTGGTTCCAATCTCCACCAAAAATTACTTCACGACAACCAAGCTTCTTCATCTGCTTGCCGTACTTGTGCATTACTTCCTCACAAGCTTTTACTTTGTCGTTATTATTTTTGTTGACACCCCAATGGATATCAGTGAAACACCCTATACGCATAATTATACTCCAATTAAAGGATAAATAATTATAGAATTAAAGGAGATGTAATGTATCATATAATCTATAGATCCCACTTTGATAATTGCAAGTTTAAATATTAATCACTTCCTACTTGTTCGGGGTCAAATCCCATATCCATATCACCTTCTGATGGACTACGGTTTGATATACATTCGGCAGATTCAAATTCAGAGTAACACTCTTCTCTATATTCATTAAGGCCGTTATCATTTTTGTTTTCTTTGATAGAACGACTTAGATATACTCGATGAGCAATCATTGTGAGATAAGAGAATGGATTAGTTTTCTTGAATTGGAATTGAGTGAGGTCTATGTTCTTAATTTCAGGTTTGTAATGTCGAACGATTTCTTTAATTTTAGCATCTGGATCGTTAGGGTCTTCTGCATCAACATATTCTTCACGCTCAGTAAACATTTTGATGTTACATGTTTCAGATCCAAGATCATGTTTAGTGATAACACAATCTGCCCAATCAGTCACCTTTTCTTCAGGATTCTCGGCGTCATACATAACGCTGTATTTGATAACAGCATCCTTTTTATAATCACGATGACATAATGAGGTTAAATCTGAGGGATCAGTGGTATCAATAAGATAGAGGTTTTTATACATTCGTACAACAGCATCACCTGCCATATCATCACGATATGTACGTCTATCCCATTTAGAACCTGCCGCAAGACCGTAAGCGATTTGAATCAACATTTCGCCTAATCTTTCTGATGCTTCTCCAGTCGTTTTATAGTCAAGGATCTCAACTCTCAAGTCTTCTGGTTGGATGTAATACTTCTTACGGGGTTTCTTTTTTTCCATAAGAATATTATAGAATTTACTTAGTCAATAATTTAGCACCAACAATCGTATAAGAAGCATATGAGTAGTTGCCTCCACCTGCTAAAGTAGCATTCAATTGTAGGTTAAGTTCTGCAACACCTACACCATACTGATTAGGCTTAACAGGTATAAAGCACATAGTATCAGAAATTTCGGACTGGCTGTCATTTTCTCCACCAAATCCAGAGACAATTTGATAAGCTCCTACATCCCAAGGATATGATGCACGTAGACCTACCGTTGCACCATTATCGTTTGTTGCAGCTCTTTGCTTAACCCAAATACCTCGGATATTAGAAGTACTACCTGAAGAAAGGGTAAAATTACTTAAATTATAAAGCCATTCAGATACTACACCAGTGCTAACAGCTTGGCTTAAAGCTCCACCATTATCTGTTGTTGCTGTAATGGCTACATGTTCTTCATCTGGATTAACAAATGAAGTGTTACCAGCATTATCAATGTAGATATATTTACCGTAATCGGCTTCTTCTACTTTTATAGATTGTATAATTTTCTTAGTCATTATTCAAATACCCTCTGTACTGCTCCAAATATGTTAAATGATATTGATGAACCACCACCATATAGTATGGTTAAATCAATAGAAGTTTGTCCTTTGTTAATAGGGACCATTGTTGTTGTGTAATCATTAATAGCATCTCCATTACCACCTGCATATGCGCCACCGATTTTATACATGTTGTTATCTGGATATTCAGCTTGAACATAACATACTTCGTTATTCGTTGAAGATACAACATTAATGTATAGAGCTCTAATTTGAGTAGTATCTAAACCAACTCCAACAAAATCAGCGATGTCATATGTCCAAGTATTGTTTGAGTTAGATTTAACTAAAGCTTCAGTACCAGCACTTAAGCTAACAAATTGTTGATCCATCGAATGAATCTGAGCAATATTTGCAGCTTTTTCAGTAGAAGGTGTAACACTATCTTTAAACTCGGCATTAGAGGCGAATGGGACAGCATAATTATCCATGTAGTACTTTAGCTGATAAGGATTTATACAAACATCAGTTGCGTCTCCTGCAAGAGCTTCAGGATAAGTAGCTATACGGATTATGCCTTTAGTTATTTCAGAAGCATCAGGAACGTTATCAATAGTAACATCATATGGCTGAAGCATTAAATCATCAGTAGTAACTTCACGAATTTCAATACCAGAACCTGGTACTAAACTAGTATCAATATGTTCCCAAGTACCATCACCTGAAACCGTTACCCATCCAATAGAAGAATCAGAAAGTAATACAGTACGAAGATGGATTGTTGCATTAATTTCATCAACGTAATTAGATTTTAATGAAGCTTCTTGACCATTGATCTTATCAGTTCCATTAGGAACGATATAAGCAGTAGTTGAAGTGTTGAATTTAGTTACTGAAACCTGTTGTCCTATTTGAGATGTATTAGGAAGAAGTACCTTACCTGTTGCTTCAAGGAATACGTTAGTAATATAACCAACAGAGAAATCACCTGGATAAGCATTAATCCACTTACTATATTCATCAAAATACATAAGCGATTGTAGGTTAATAGGGGCATTGATGTTAGTATCGTCAAGGTCTGTAAGAGATGATACAAAGTCCTTTGAGATAAATGCACTTGAAGCGGCATTCCAAACAAGACCCTGATTGTTTTCAATGGTGATTTCAGTAGCATCAACATCTGACAATCCAAAGATAGTATCGGAAAGGCCAAGAGTAGTTTTAACAGCATCAGAATCAGCCCAAGTATATTCAGTAGGGCTAATTGAAATAAGGATAGAGTTAGCAACAAGTGGCAAATCAACAGCATTAAGAGAATTCAAATCGGCAAGATAATTGTCGTTATAGAATAGTCTCAATATAGCACGGTTAATAGTATTAGCATTAACATACTCGTTGGCGAATAATTTTACGTCGTTTGCTTCATTGTATGGTAAAGTTGGCATATAGTTTAGTCTCGGTTTAAGTTATTTATTGATCTACGTATTCAATCTTCCAAAGCTGAGTATGAGCAGGAGCAATTTTTGTCATTAAGTTAAATAATGACTTTTCGAATATTGAACGAAGTTTGGTATAGATTTCACCTTCAAGATTAAGTCCAGAGTTATGAATACGAATGCTGTACACATTAGACTTATGTCCTTCGGCTTCACCTTTGTATTTACTTACTCCTTCGAAGTGTTCAACAGTTTCGTAATTACGAGTAAGATATTCATTAGGGCCTGTATCTGATTGATCAACTTTATAGCTTAACCATAAGTTATCACCACTACGACCAACTTGCTGGTAACGTCTCCATGCAGTAAATTCACCAGAGTCATCAATGAAAACGTTGTAATCATTTTTAAGGTGGTTCTTTGTTTTGAATGGATTTACATTAACGAATCCAGCTTTACCTTTATTCTGTCCATATGTTAAATCTGACTCTAGGATATATGAATATGGAAGAGATGTAGGAGTTCTGGCAATTTCGATACCTGGAGCAATAGTAGTATATTCATCACCAATAAAGGTTTTATCTATACCATCCACGTTAGCACTACCGAATACCTTTTCAAGTTCAGCATAAATTTCACCATCAGTCATCGTAGGAGTAATGTTAATGGCAGCAAATTGAGAATCATCATAACGAATTACTGTATTGTTTACCTCTTGATAGCGATCAAATAATTTAAATGGTTCTTCAAGGGATAAAGTACCAGAAGCTTCATTTGTTAGAGAGAAATCAAATCCATCGAACTGACAGAAATCACGTTGACGGACAATAGGCATTCTAAATGAGTTATCTTCTCCTGCACCTGAATAATAAAAATGATTTACGGAGTCTACGTCATATAAAGTATTGTTATTATACTTATGGAGGGTCCCTGTGTTTTCACCAGTAGTATCTTCATTCTTATTGGTTAACACTACGACATCTTCAAACCCAATTTCTGATCCACTAAGATCATCATTCTGAATTCTTACTTTGAACTTACGCTGTCCTGGGCCAGCTGATAATTTGTCAAGAAATAGTTTCATATTATAGTAATGTGTATTTTTGTCCAATATTAGTAAAGCGAAGTGCAATACCAAGTTTTCGATATCCATTAGGACATCCACTAATAAGATGTTCATCATCAAATTCGATTGATCGACCTACACCGAACGAGGACGTAAGAGGATCGCTTATAGTGTATGTAAGCTCTGAAGTAGTCGTATCAACTTTATATATCTTAACAGTATCATTATACGGCGTTCCTACGGCCACTGAGCCATCATGTATTTTTATATCACACTGTGTTCCAACATGAGTATTCGAGATAAGCACTTCTTTCGTTATATTATCTCTATTTGTATTTATTTCAAAAAACTTAACATATCCACGTTTAGAAGATGATCCTGATGGAGCAGTACCAATAGCAACCTGATTGTTGTAAATATCGATATAGTTTCCAAATCTGGCTCCATTAACATCAGAACTTGGAGCAAATGTATAAGTCAATTCGTATTCAGATCCATTATGCTTATAAACATATGCACGACCTGAATTTTTAGTTATAACCGACCCATTGTTAGTTGTGTATCCAGGGGCACCTACAATAAAGAAGTCATCTCCAGCTACAAGTTCGTATCCAAAGTTACTTTCTTTTGTTACATAGTTAGAGTTACCACTTACCGTAAATTCACCTGGGGTATTGTCTGGTGTAATTGTCTGGATAAGGGATCCATCATCAAGATCGAAGATATAAACTGATCCAAGATTTTTATTTTCCCACATAGGATCATCATCTTCAAGTGGTTCCATATAAGGACAACCAATAAAGAGGTGATTACCAATTATATCAAATGAAGCTCCGAAGTTTAGGTTATCCCCTATATTGATATTACCATCTTCAGTTAGATAATCAATAATAGAGTAAATAGATACGTAATCATATTCTTCAGTTACATCATTTTTCTTGTAGATCGCAACAGATCCAATATTTTGAATGTTAGCCATAAATTATTCCATTAAGGGTAAGGACTTCCGTCGCCACCATCGTTGCCACCTGGTAAGGTTGGATCTCCTGAGATAATCGAGTTACCAGGGTTCCAGACCATCAGATAGTCACCTTTCAATTTAACTTTCTTGCCGAAGTTCTGTGTATAGTTGGTTCTGAAATACCAATAGCCATCAGTATCCTGCTCAACTACATAAACAACTCCACCAATAGTAATATTAGTCATAATATCTGTTCCAAGATTTTCTTATTCTTAGACCTTTAAGCAAGTTGCTAGAAAAGTCTTGTGGGTTAGCAAATACTGCTCTCCAAAAAGCTTTAGTGTCATCTGTGTTACTAAGAAGTGCAATAGTATTCCAATCACTTGAAGCAAAATCATTAGGAGTAAACGTTGCAATGTAATCAGAGTAGAAATTACCAGCTGTATATGTTTGAGCTACTGATTTAGCTGAATATGGATCTCCAGTAATATTAATATTGGTTTGATCGAGGGCTCCTGAGTATTCACCTAGGGCAACTTTAGCTGCATTTGTTGTAACACATTCCATAAATGTAGAATTGTCTGTAGGCGCTACTGTAAGTCCATTAGCATCGATAGATGACCAATAAGCTACTGTATTATAAGAAACAGAACCCATAAGGTTCATAATATCAAAGTCTTCAGTTATACCTGCAATAATAGGAGTAGTAATTGTTTCAGCTGTAAGATCGACCTTACGACTCATAGTTACTTCAACGATAGGTTGAGTTCCACCAGTAATTTCAATATCTAGTACTTTACGTCCAAAGATCTGGCTACCTGGAGCAGAAAGTGGTGTCCACCCAGCTCCTTTGTATGTAATATCAACTGGTTCAATTGGAAATGCTACAGTTCGTTTGTTAGTGATCGTAAGAACATCAGCTGCTACGTTCCATGTGTTTTCGTTTGCACCACCAAATGTTTCATATGTGTTTGATGCAACAGCAAATCCATCCATTAGAGTTTCTTCAACATAATAGATTGTACAAGGTTGAGCAGATACTGTTTTATTGTCTAAAGCCGTTCCAGTAACTGAATCTGTATAATTAGTGATTACTGCTTGTGATCCATCATCCCAAACAAGTAAACGAGTGTTTACAGCATCAGCTTCAAGGAAAAATGGATCAACACTAATAAGATCATTACCACTCTGAGAAATGTTAATAGTACCAGAGTAACGAGCATTAACACCACCACCAGTTTCAAGATACACATATTCAGTACATTGAGTTGCCCAGTAATCAGAAAGCATATCCAATCCGTTATTATTGATTAGGTTATGATCCTTTTTAGACTTCCATTCGATATCCTGTGTTACAGGATCCTTCTGTCCATATCGTACTTCTATTTTAAAATTTGAGTTAGTCATATTGGTTTCCTAAATATATTTATTAGTTGTGGACGTAGCTAATTGTTGGACTTGGGGCTGTTCCAGCAAATCCTGGGGTATAACCATTCTGAGGAGCAATTTCACTACTATCAGTAACATAGAAGAAAGAACCAGAGGCTGGTATATCATGAAGAATTTCCCAATCAGTAGATCCATCATAAGCAATGTCATTGAATGGGGCTGAATCTTTAGTCCATTTAGGTCTAGAGTTCAATGTTCCATTAAGGTCATATGTTCCATCAGCATCAGGAGTGTTTGTTGCACCAGCTACGATCAATTGATCAGGGATAGCAAGCTCATATGCGCCTGAAGCGATTGAACCAAATACTTGGAATGGATCTTCATAAAAGCTTTCGATGGTACAATATACTCCACTTGGAATCGAACCTATAATATTAAACTCAGGTTCACCAGGGGCAGGATCTCCAGGGGCAACAGGTGGATGAAATGGCATATTGATTGTAATGTTCCAACCTTTAGCTATCAATGAGTTGACAGCTCCTACTGCTTCTGGATCAGTTACGCTTGGCATTCCATCTTCAGCATCAAGGGTTCCGTTAAGGTTACCAGCTTCATGAAGAACAATAGCACAAAGTTCAAGATCAGCTTGAGTCAAATCAGTGTTCTGAATATCAATATCAGTTAACGAAGTACCTGCATTAAATGAACCAGAGGCAGGCATTCCATTGTATTTAATACCGAAGTCAGTATCAGGAACATCACTAAGTAAACCAGCAAAACCTGTTGTAGCATGAGCATCAATCGTTACATTATCTTTGAATGAATCCATGATGAGATAAATTATACCAGGGGCAGCTAAAGTGATTACTGGATGAGAAGTGTATTCGAATGTTCCATCAGGTTTAGCCCATTTGATTCCAGTTCCACCAAACACTTCGAAGTCCATTGTTCCTGCATTCATACGAATAGGGAATATTGGTCTTTGTTCAAGTGTATAGTCTTTAGATATCTTAGTTCCATTAGTAGGAAGAGTAGGGAAGTCAGTGCTAAATATATCTGGAGTATCGGTCGTATTAAGATCGTAAATGTAAATTGCTTCTTCACGATCGGAGCCAACAACTAGGTCATTTCCTTTAACTGAAATACTATTACCAAATGATCCTCTACCATCAGTTGATTCAGGAATAAAGGCTTGGCAAAGCGGGTTTTCAATAAGTTTAGAGACACCATCAATAGTATCAAACACATAAAGAGTAGGGGTTCCTGTTGTCGAATCAAGGAACACATCTTTATCCATTTCCATGAGAACAATACCTTCAGTTACGCCTGTAATGCTAGAGCGAGATGAAGGAACTAAACATTCATATGCTAGGAATAAGCCATCATCACTATATTCGATAGACCAGATACGTCCTATCTTTTCTTCAGGGATCCCATTAATAGTGATTATACGAGATTCAACTGGATGGTAAGATAATCCAGTCAAATCATTTACTGTAGACGTTTCTTGTACAGCGCTAAAGTCCACTGAGTGTGTTGTAGGCGTAACGTTTGATTCATCTGCAATGTTAAATCGGTATGTATTGAAAACACCTTCAGCGTACGTAATAGTGTAAAATACATTGTTGTAGATAATTGAATCCACAAAACTATAAAGTGAAGTAACTGTGTGCTTAGAAAGAACTCCGATATCAATGAATTCTTCATCATAAATGTTTAAGATGGTTCCTTTGATTTCAAAGAGAACAGAAATCCAATCCGAATCAGATAATCCAAATGCTACTCCATAGTTGTCATACACTTCTAGATGGTAACATTGGCCATTGAAAATCTTACGTAGATCTTCATCACTTACATTAGCCTGATATTGACGTCCGGTACTATCGATATCAGCACCTACAGCAGTAACCTTAAACCCGAATGGATCATTCTTTTTACGTAAAAGAATTTTACCAGGTTTATTCTTAGAAGTCTGTAATCTGAACTCATCAGTTCCTTCTTCAGTGTAAGGCTCTTTATATAGCATCCACTGATTTTCTAAGAAGTCAACAGAATAGGAATCTATTACGCATCCTTCAAGTGATTCGATCCATTCTCTGTTATGTGTAAGTTTATATTTTTCGTGATTAGTCAGTGACATATTCGTAATATCCAGTTAAAGCATTAAAGGCACCATTAAGGGAACCGGTTGGAACAGTATTATAGATGTTCAATAAGTCACCAAGGGCTAGCATATTGAATGATCCATCTATAGCAGCATTTTTGTTTTGTTCACCTCTTGAATCAAGGTTATCTTCTGCTTCATGGTAGCTTCCATAAGACATATATTCTTTAGCATAGTCTCTCCATGAATCAATGATCATTCCTTTTACAGAAGTATCATCTGGATTATATTTATATCCCTGATCGCCAGACACATCAACGATTCCATTATACTTTGTTCCTAATTCACGACTTGTTTCGAGAGTATATTGAATGAGACGTGGGAATGTACGATAAGTCTTTTCAATAAGGTTCCAAAGGAATGGAGTAGGTGCAATAGTTGGATAATCTTGAGATTTAGCATTTACCCATGGTGCTTGTGAGTATTCACCAGTTGTCCCCATGTATTTTTGTTGCATTTCAAGTAGTTCATCTGATGATACATAATCCGTAGCTGGGAAGTCTGTCCAGAAGGAAGGGCTATGAGTATCATAAATCTTGTCTAAGAACTGCATAAGGACATCAAGATTATCATCATCGTTAATAATACCTAAACGTCTGAACAATGCAAGAATATCTTCACTACCTTCTTCTGAGATATTACCTTCCCAAAAGCGTTCGTTTCCTGGATTTCTTGCAGGTTCAGAAGTTGTTACAGTTTCATATCCGATAGTACGTAAAACAGGTGGAAGATATTCGATTTGTCCTGAAGCATTAAGATAAGGCTCTGCATACATTTCAGTAATAGGAACTTCATTTGTCTTATATGGAATAGAGCTTGGGGCAATATTCATATACTCAGTGTTGTCATAATATTCAACAACTTCAACTTCAAGGAGGGATCCAAGATCTCCAATGTTCTTAAGGAATTTAGTCCATGATCTAAATGGGTCGTTATTGATACCCATTGAAAGTATTTCAGACTCAGATTTAGTTGGAACAAAGAATCCAAACTCTTCAATATTAGAGTATTCACGAATAACGTATTCAGTGAGCATCTTTTCAATTATCTTCTGTGATCCAAGGATTGAGTTCTTCTGTGTAATAGATTTAAGTGTTTCTCGTAAGAAGAGAATCTTAATGCAATAGTTACGACAGAATTTAGCAGCAACATCAAGCATATCACCAGTATTAAGGAGTTCATAATGAGCATGATCATCTAATCGATCAATCGTTCCATCTCGTACTCTGGCTACATAAGTGTAATCAGATCCTAAATATTCTTCAGGAACAACTAATTCAATAATGCCAATATGTTCAATACCTTCATCTGAGGTAGGATCAAAAAGCATATTGATCAATACTTCTTTAAATGAAGTATCAACTAATTGGTCAAGATACCCTGCGTTGATTTCAGAATCAGTGGCATTATCACCGAATACTTCTTCTACATCTGTTAAAGAGTGTCGTCCATACAATACAAATTCTCTATTGACTGAATATGTATCAATAAGGGATTCGAGTTGGTCACTCCAAGGGATATCGAATAACGAAAGATTCTCAACATTAAGGAGAATCGCAATATTCTTTAGATCAGTTAACGTACACAGATCAATGTCTGCAACGTTCTCCATCATGTTAGCTACACCTTCATATATAACTTTGATTATAGAAGTTTCACCATCTTCGGAGTTTGCTGCTGTATCAAAGAACTCCCAAAGGTTGTCTTGATCTTTAAAGTAATCATTTACAATAAGTTCTTTAAGATTATCGACAAATGCGAAGTCACCGTTCTTACGAGCAACTGAATTAATCTTAAGCTTTTGAATCTCATCATATTGATTTACTAAGGTATTGGAAATCTTACTCATTAATATTCAACTCCGCCGGAACTGTAATTAGAATCTACGATTTCCAGTTTATCTATAATACTATCAATATTATAGAATACTGGGAACTGGAATGACTGTAGTTTTGAAGCACCTGTAAACGTTACAAAGTCGCTTCCATTAACAATTAGGTTTGTCCATCTTGCTAGTGATACACTATCTACTTTTACGTTGCCCTTGACGGTTTGAACTTTGGTTACTCCATTAAGAGCAAGCAATGAATTATATAGAGCAGAAGCGTCAACAACTTGTCCTAAGTTGTTGTTCTGATAATTAAAATAGTCAGTGAATATATTTAATGCTTTAGAACGAATGTTTTCAATTGTAATTAAGGCATTAGGATCGCGTTCAATACGAATTACTGTATCATCTACATCAGGCCATGAGGCGTTGATATCAATATCGACTGGGGTATCACCTACATAAGGCCAGATTTGAGTTTTAATAGAATCAAGAAATACAACTTCAGACGTAAGGCATTTAATAGGCTTCATGTTGTCATCCATACGATTCTTAACGAATTTAGAAACGTTGTTTGAACTTGAGTTAGCCTGTAACCAAAGGTATACGTTATTGAAGTCACATGAATCAGCAAATTTGTATCCAAATGATGCAATCTGTGGAACTAGTACATTATTGTCATATAACCACTTATGGAAGCTAGCCATATAGTCCCAGTTGTTCATTACATTGACATCATGAACGGAATCTGAGAAATACTGCACAATATAGTTACTAAAATCGTTAGCACTAAGCAAACGACCACCGCTACGGAAATACGCAGGAGCATTTTCTTTAATTTCATCTACTGTCTCCATTACTATGTATGAAGTACTTGCTTGATCGATAGTTGCAATAATACTTCCACCTTCTGTATTATCAGAATCAAACGCATCTTCATTTACAATATAAGATTGATCATTAACATCAATACCAAGGATGTCTTTTACAGCGTCTGGGGTACCCATACCTTCAACAAAGAAGCTAAGGTTGGATTTCTGTGGAATGTTGATAAGTTCTTTACCAATAACCCCATCTGATCCATTAGACTTTAGGTAAATGAATTTAAGAGAAACATTAGCTGGAAGAATAGCGCCTGATACACCATCTCCAAATCTAATGCTGAGTTCTTTATCTTCATTTACTCGAACTTCAAATACCTTATCAGTAGGACCATAATCAAATAAGTTACGGACTGCTTTGAATTCATACCACGATCCACCGTATTTGTAATAAGCAAATAGTTTAAGGTCAGAAACAGGATTATCTTCCTGGTTGATAGTCATTTCGAATGTTTCGTTTGAAGTACCTGAAGTATTGAACTCACTGTCATACTTAGTCCAAACACCGTTATAGAATAGCATTGAGTCTTCATATGTAAAGGTAAGATCATTTGCGTTATATAGAAGAGTGTAATCTTCTGCTAAAGCATAATAGATGTTATTACCATTAGAATCGATTGATTTACCAGTAGGTGGTTGGAATCTAATGAATTTAGAAAATATCTTAGTTGAGTTAGATGCACCAGTAATAGGATCAGCACCTTCTCCAATATCAAATGTAGTTGTTGAAGTTACTGCTGAAATAGGTCCACGTGGATTATATGCAAGTTTCTTAACGAGCTTATTAATAGCTTCATAGATTGTAGTGTCACCAAATGAGGCTTGGGTCGCTTCATTGTTAGTGATATATGTCATGTTCTCGAACATCAATGAAAGAGTTTCAAGGATGATGCTCAAGTTAGAACCTTCAAACAATTGGTCAGAATACTTTTCTGAGTTCTGAATGTTAAGTTTAAGAGTTGTTAAGATCGATTCTGCATCGAATTTTAAATAGTTAGCCATATTATCCGTTTCCGTTTCCGTTTAAAGCATATTGCATTTCATATTCATCTGTACCTAGAAGAGGAATGCTGTATCGTACAATTATGTCGTACTGGTTCTTAGAATGTCTTGGGGTGATATCAACTGTAATTAAGGCAATACGTGGTTCCCACTTCTCAATTCCTTCTCTTATTCTATCACCAATGGACATTGCTGTCGCTGTATTGATTGGCTCATAGATGAACGTTTCAATATCAAGACCGTAGTCCATATTATATTGACGTTCACCCTTTTTGAATCTAATAAGATTTACAAGGGAATTGTTTACTGCAGCAATATCATAATAAGAAGAGATATCACGTTTAACTGGATCAAGTTCCAAATTCTCGTTGATGTCCCTATAGATCCAGCGACGTGCTGAATCATCTGATATTGCAATATCTATGGAAATATTGGCCATTTATACCTTTATAAGTTATTTATACAGAAAAGGTTTTGATTGATGCAGTTGAGACAGTATCTCCACAAGAAAGTGAGTCTCCTAAGAGAACCCATCCTTTTGCATCACAAAACGTTTTAGTTGACGCTTTAATTGCCGTCAATGGATATGGGTGAGGGACATGTGGCGCCCAGGAGTCTCCCAGGCGATTAGCACCAAGACCATCTGCAAATGTCTTCACTGACCCCTGTATAGCTATGCTAGGCAATACCGTAGGGGTTGATAGGTCTGTAACACGAGCAACACCTTTCATTAGATGATTTCCTCGAGTGCTTTATTTGTTTCGTTTATATCTAATTCGATATACTTAAAATTGTCTGATAACCATTTAGATCCTGGATTCTCTAATACAGTGTCTAGTGAATCAACTCGATCGAACACGGCCGAAGCATATTGAGAGCATACGTCAAGTGAATTACATTCAGGCACATTAACCCAATTATAATATCCTACTCCTACTTCGAAGTTAGTGATTCCGACCTCAATTAACTTTTCATTGATTTCCGCCAAATCAGTGTCTATAGTTATTATACCTTCAATTCCTAAATTATTGATTGCAATTGATGCTGATTGATAGAAGGTTTCTTCACCTAGATATTTCTTACCAACTATAATAGGATCAAAGGACTTATTAGCTTTAATAGCTGTAATAACGTTCTCTATTACTTCTTCTTTCCGGATATACTCCCCATTAGGTAAAGCATCAATGGTTTCATCCCAAATAGTATTCAGCTGAGATTCTAAGTCAATTATGTACATATCAGTTTCGATTGGTTCTGCATCAGAACTGAAGTCATTAATTTTATTTAGAATATTAGGTGATTGAGTTTTAGTAAACTCTGACCACTGAAACTTTGGCATAGAAATATAGCCATTAAGACTTGAATTTGTTCCATTAGAGTCTACGATTTCTCCACCAACAAATTTATTAAGGCTTGATGTAGTTGTGAAGTTAAACCCAAAGTCAATTGTTCCTGCTGAACCGTTATCTAATGTGTATGCATCATTAGGGGCCGAAGATACATTCAATGACCAAGTTGATCCTACTCTTGAATAACGAGTTGTTGGGTTTCCTATAATTGGTTCACTATAAGTAGCGGTAGCTACTATTTTGTCATAGTAATTTGCTCCGCGATCATCTATCTCATCTAGCGGGCCACGATATAAATCAGTATATGTAATAATAAACTCGGCGTGATCAGCATCATATCTTCCATTAGCAGCCCAGTTGAACCAAATAGTTAAATCAACTTGAACACTTCTAAAAGGCCAAGCTCGTAATTGGTCATCATTCTCTGTAATCTGAGAAAGCCTAATAATAATAGTATTTCCACCATCATCTGTTTCAATTACAGAATCACCGTATGTCATTACATCATCTAACATATGATCAGTATGGGTATATGGAAATGATAATCCATTTACCATATATTCAGAAGGATCTTCTGGTTGCATTACAAAAGCGTCTTCAGCATTCTTCTCAGTAGCAAGAGGAAGCGATCCTACTTCAGATTTATTAACGGCAGAAAGCTTACCATTAATAGCAGCAAGCTTAGTTTCTAGATCAGCAACACAAGCAGATTTAAATGATTCTAAGGCTTCTTGATTTTCAAGAGGATAGTTAGATGGGTCAAAATTGTTATATAGGTCAATCTTTTCAGCTATTTCAGAAGCCGATTCTGGGAGCAAATTAGTCATATAGGTATTTATATTCATTTTTATGAAAGTTTCTATGTACAAATGATATCACGTTGAGTATACTCTTCTCATACTTAACAACAACTGGAGATACAATGAAAACATTCACAATGCATATTAAAGAAACGGAACCCTCTCGATCTGCGATGCTAAATCTCCTTCTAAGAAAGCTTTAAATAAATATGCGGTCGATCAAGGTTGGGAAGTTCTGTTGATCGAAGAAAAAGGTAAAGAATTCAATTGCGCAGTGGCGGTATAAAATGGTTGAAGTAACAGATAACGCAATCGCAGTAAATCAACAAATCTTCGACGAATTGGTCGGACATCATGATGCACCTAAAGCAATGTGGACTATGAACATTAATCGTCCATCTGAAATAATCAATCATATGGCTTATGATAAGTATAACGCTCAGATTGATGTAATGATCCGTGTATGTCGTAACCTCGGTATCGAACTTAAAATTAAGGAAATCAAATAATGCAGACTTTAATCGGAGCAATTGAGAAGTACAACCTGGAAGAAATCTCTTCATGTGCATCAATGGAAATAGATGCTGTAGATTTCCTATTGCCTACAGATCTTAATATCTGGGCAGGTCGTGAAGTTCTTACAGCCAATGATTTCGCTGACTGGGTTGATCTTCATCAGGTTCACAGTGATGTCATGGAAGATATCAACGGAACACGTCCTAATTACATCCCTGAGACGCTCAGCGAGCTTCGTGAAGATGATGAATATATGACTAATTATTTGTTAAATGAACTCAGAGAAAGTGAAGCATATGAACGCGAACAACGTCGAGAGGCAGCTGTTCATCGTAAAGAGAAAGAGAAAGCTATCCGTAAGCGCCGCTCTGATAACTTTGGTTCAATGATGTTCGGTGATAATCTACTGGAGGCCCTCGTTGCCAAAGCACGCTAAAAGAAAAGGTGCTAAGCGGCGCAAACAAGCTGCTTTCGCTGCCGAGCAACATTGTCATAGCTGTGAACAAAAAGATTCTACAGTTAAATTAAGAGTTAACCCATATGCCGCAGAAATTTGCGGTGATAGTACTGAACACTATATCTGTGATGATTGTTATTACAGAATGGCCGAGGAAATATAATGAACAAAGGTTGTGAAAATTGTAGAAATTTGAAGATTGTAGAAGATCTTCAGCAACATGGTCCTGTCATGGAAACAGTGCCTAGGAGCCTAAAGAAGAACCCTCTCAGACGGACCTTGCTGAAGATAGTGTAACTATGTTTTACATTATTCGTAACGTCTATAACGATCTTCCGGCTAATAAAGATTGGCTCGATCCTAACCTTGAACAAATGATGCAAGATCTATTGAATAAACATTATGGCGTTCTATAATGAAATCTGATACACATGGATTAGGTATTTATGTAGATGCCATTGACACTCATGGAAATGAGGTCTTTGGTGAATTAACTGGAACCGGAGCTGGTAAATACACTGGCTTACTTCTTAAATCAGGCCACACTGTGGCAGTAATTAAATCAACAGTAGTTTACGGAGATTAAATGAAAAATTATAAATGGATTAAAATGCCAGTGTACGAAGTACAATTTCGATTCAAAACAGGTGAACCAGTAAGGTATTGGTTCAAATCCTTTACAGTAAATGCAGATGGATCGCTTGAGTGGTCTCTTTGTCTTGACCCTAAATCAGCTATGGCGGCTAAAAGACTAGCTAATCCAGAAACAAATGAAGCTAACCTTAAAAGATACGAAGAGTATGTTAAGACTCATACTAAATCCATTGTTAAATTGGTTCCAGATGAAATCACTATGATTAGTCAGGAATACACTCAATATCTAGAAGTTTATATATCCCTAAAGGCTATTAAGGACAATAAGTTATCACAATTTATTTGTGATCGTTAATTCCACCAGCTGTTTGTGTATTAGAGCCACCCGTTGTTAAGTTGTTATTCCCACCTACGAATGTAGTGTGTTCCTGGCTCACTTGAAGGTCATCGTTCTTAAGGACGGTGACCTTTCTGTTTTTCTTAATCTTTTCAGTAGAACTACCATCACGAGTAGAGTCCTTGTCACCTTTATGTATTTCTGATGTATTACCATCTACATTAAGATAGTCATCACCCTGTACGTAAGTATGGCGATCACCAGTAATCTTCTGATAAAGATCACCATCAATAGTAAGATTTACATGTCCTTTGATAACTACATCAAGGGCCATTTGATCAGCTTCAATTTCTATACGTGCACGTGTACCCTGATTATTCAACTTAGTTCCTTGAGGGTTCTCAGTAGAAGTCTGCATAGATGATTCACTATTGTCCGGATTTTCGTCTATAGTGATTCTGAAGTTCTCACTAGATAAAACATGCTGCATTTCGTGCTCGGACATCCAGGCGTCTCCTGCCTGTGCACTTGCAAAATATTTAGGATAGTTCTGATCATTACCTTCAAAGAATACCCAAACATATGTTCCATTACCTGGAACTGAAGTCCACCCGGTCGAACTAAACTTTACACCAGAGTTTTCAGATATTCCTGCTCCACCAAATATTGGCATTACTGGCTCTGCCCAAGGAAGTCTATCAGGCAAAGTTATAAACTCGCCATCATATACTCCTGGAATGTGAATCTTGCATCGTCCTGCATTTTCAGTGTCAACGTTGCTAATTACAATCCCTCTATAGAATCCATTATTTACCATTATTTTGTAAGCTTCCCAATACGACTCATGATGATCGTTTGATCGTATTTATTTGTTCCAAAACTATATTCATCCGTAGTACGCATGTTCATCCATAAACCAGAGAAAGTTGCCTTCAAGGATGGCGAAGAGCGCATTACTATTATGTCGCCGATGTTTCTTTCAGCTGCACCTCTAATCTTAACCATGACGCCATTATACGTTCTAACAGCGTTACGTATGTTGGCAAACCAATTATGTCCTTGACCAAACTGAACGTAATTGATATCTTCTTCAGTATTAGACGTATTATCTATAATGCTATCAAATCCTGTAACTGAAGTACCATTTGTGATGTCTGTATAAAGCATTCGTCTTGTATCGAAAACACCTTTAAGATGATCAAACTTATATTCCTTGATTCCTTTAGACAAACGATCTATTTTAGTTGCTGTAACATCATTTGTGTATTCAATTGAAGTAGGGGTATAATAATCCTCTGAACCGAATCCTTCAGATGGAACTGAAAAGATATTATACGGTTGTAGAGTTGAGTTATTGATAATGTTCGTTAATGAATCAATCTCTAACTTATTCTCAATCTGATTGTACCAAGGGAAATAAAACCCAGACCCATTAATAGACGCTAAGTCAAGTAATCTATTGATATGTTCTTTTACCGATGAGTTTATGTCTGTAATAAAACTAGAGGTATATGATGAGTCTTTAATAGGACGAGTAAATGGGATCTTAGCTCTTGCTAGAATATTACAAGCAGTTTCGGTCACTGAAATATTCTTTGCATTCCCTGTACTGAATTTGATAGGGTTCATCCAAGCTTTATAGTGCTCAGATACTCCTTCAATCTTATACGTATTTGATTGTCCTGAGAAGTTTATTGGGATTACACGGTTAATGTTGAAAGCATGTATCTTATTAATTGTTCTTACATCAGCGCCATATTTCTCTTGAGCAATAATCTTAATTCCGATAGCTGAGTTATTATCTGCAGCATAAAGAGGGATTACGGTAGAGCTAGGGTCCTTGATGATAATCTCAACCCTAGGAAATGGTTCCATCGAGTCGTTAATAACCGATAGTTTTAAGACATGATCAAGAGGGATTTCTTGAGCTATGCCACCGCGACGTATTAAAGTAATTCCAACTTGGAACTCACTATTATTGAGAGTGCATATATCCATTATTCAACAATCCTATCAAGAACAACCTGAACGATGTTCTGCTTAGGAATATTTATAACTGATTCTTCTTCAGGAATATTAAACGGGTTAGTTATTTCGTTAGCTTTAGCAATAATCCACCAAAGCTTTGAATTACCATAATAAGCATATGCAAGCTTATACCAGCTATCTCCATCACGCCAGAGGTGTTTAGTTACGAATTTTTCGTTTAGTTGATCAATATTACCAAATTCAATTGTTCGACCTGAGTAGAAATAGTCGTCTCCTTCATCAGTCTTATATGCATTGAACATATTGGCCATATCGGAGAACTTTAGTCCAATATTAGATTTTTTAATGTCTTGTACCATAATTTCCTTTAATTCGATTCACTAGTAATTCTAACCTTTTGATTACCCATTAAGTAATTAGCGTAAACGTTGAAACATGGAGGAGTAAGGTCACGTGCACTAATCGAAACTTTATAAGCATCAGGATAAAGAGTATTTTCGTTTACCATTGGAACATCAGTGATTTTAGTGTACAATGGCATCTTACGAACATTACCTACGAACTCAATAGTCATATCAATAGCGACGAATAACTGTATGAAGCGTCCTGGGCACTCAACTCTGAATACGTTTGGTGATTTAGTATATGCAAGAGAAAGGTTGCCTATAGAGGCTCCATCTGCTTTAGATTCAACATATTCTCCTACAGCATTTACAGCGTCTTCAATGTTTTCAGAGGCAGGTGAAGATCCTGTCATATGGACCCACTGTGTACTTGGGTATAATGCATTAATAAAGGTAAAGTTCTTCTGTAAAGCTTCAAGGTCGTCATTAAGTAAAAAGAATTCAGTATCCCAACCTGGACCTTCAGAGTTATTGTTTGACCATTGTGGTGATTTCATAATATTCATATTGAAACCATCATTCATCAATTCACCGAAACGTCCCGCTGAATCAATTGCATTACCCATTGTCCAACCATCTTTAGAGTTAGAGCTTAAGTAAGTGTTATTGTAAAAAGGGATTTCGTAAGTATTAACTACTTCACCTTCGATCAAGCCGTCAATAGCACTTATATCAAGAAGCTTATTTGATTCAGCAACAGAGGATGAATATTTGTCAGCAAGGTTATTCAAGTAAACTGATCCAGCAATCTGACTTCCTGTCTGGGCTACGGAAGTTGTTGCTCTTATAAATTTCTCTACTAGAGGTAGTTCACCTAAGGCGGTCATATCAGATAAGATTTTAGACCAATCTACTTTCTTCTTAGGTTGCTTTTCAACCATGATTAGTTTAGGGATAGAATCATAATCAACTAATGAATCAGTTCCATTAATCTCATAGTTATCAGACCACTTATAATCTTTAAGGGTGAACGATCTTCTATAAAGTGATCCGTTATAGGTAGTAGTTGTAATCCTTTTACCGTTTACTTTAATTGCCCCAACACTAGATACTTTAGCACCCCTAAAATTGATTGCTGCTCTTAAATCTTTCTTTGGTCCTAATTCATTATTTGCCATAGTTGTCCCCACCATCTAATCCACTATAATTAAAGGACTCATTATTTCTTGGAGTCATTATAAATGTATTTAAGTCTTTTGGTTTGTTATCTTTTGTTGCAACAAGTATCTCTTGCAAGAATGGAACTAAAGCGTTATAACTATCTGTGCCGCCACCACTCATTAATCTTTCACCTCTTGCTAACATTGCGTCAGTAGCTGCAGTTTCGAATATGTTAGGTAAAACAGAGGCATGTCGTTTCTTAACAGCCATTCTTCTTGCTGCAACTTCCTCCGCTTTTCTTTTAGCAGCTTCTCTTGAAGCTCGGGTATTCTGGATGTATTCCAGTTGATCAGCAAGCTTCTTATCCCAATACATATCTTGAATCTTGCCAATTCCATTAGCAATTTTATCAGAGATGTCAAATTTACTATCTAGATATTGTCCAATCTTATATCCGGCTACACCTGCACCTGCAATAAGGGTACCTTTAGCTAATACTTTAAGAATACCTGGGGCCGCTGTAGATACAGCATTAGCAATTCCTGTACCTACACCTGATCCCATTGCAGTACTTGCAAAATTACTTCCCTTTCCAGATTTTACATTAGATCCCTTAGCGTGGAATAGAGAACCATCTGCTCCTCTCATTCCTCCTTCATTAAACATTTTCATAAGGATTTCATTACGATCCATGTCTAACTGGAACTGCTTATCTAATCTATTTTGTTGTTTATGCTGACTGAATTCATTACCTTTAGAATCACGTTTGATCGCATTAGCTTTCTGTTTTCCTGAACGAGCAATAGACTTAGCAATAGCTTTAGCGATTACTCCACCTGCTTCACCATCCTTGAATAAATTCTCAGGCATGATACGTTCTAATAGGTCTTCACCTTTAGAATCAAATGTAAGGCTTTTAATACCCTTATTGATCTTACCAAGCATTCGATGCTTAGCCATAGCAAATCGTAACATATAGATTGGATCATTACCAACTGGGAATATGAATGAGTCAATAGGAACTTCAACTTTAGTTTGAAGAGGCTTCCATTTAGTAAGCTTAAATGACTTGTGAACAGGTCCAGGAGAAGGAGCTACAAAGGTGATGTTCTTAATACCTTTATTTACTTTAGTCAACATTCTGTGCTTGGCAAGATTATAACGTAAAGAGAAGAATTTACTGTTCGTTGTTGGAAGAACAAATGAGTCAATAGGAACTTCAGCTTTAGTTTTTTCGATCTTAGTAAGTTTAAATGATTTGTGAGTTGGTGGAGTAACAAAGGTGATATTACTAATGCCCTTATTAACCTTAGACAAAAGTTTATGTTTTAGTAATCCATAACGAGCTGTATAAAATTTGCTGTTTGAAGTAGGGAACAACATCGTTGATAATGGAAGTTCATGCATATCGGTGAACTTCATTAAACCTACACCTTGCTCAAGACGACCTAAGGCCATCTGCTTCACTTTGTTGTAACGCTTCATAAATTTAGCATTACGTGAAGTATCATCATCGAACATATCAAATAATGACACACGGTTACGACTTGCTACCATTAAGCCAACAAGTTTATTAACACTTTCAAGGATTCGCAACTTACTTTTAGTGAATTTACGAGCAATCTTTTTATCTTCCTGTTCGGAAGTAGAAGGCATTAAAAGTTTATCTATGTCTAATTGGTACTCTACGACAGCTTTACGTGTAAGCTTTGCAACTTCACGATAAACCTTCTCGTACATTTTGCCCATTTTTTCATCGAACTCTTGCGTTGCAGGAGAACGTGCTATTTGTCTGTTTTGAGAATCTAGAGCCATATGTTTATTTATTCAAATACTGTATGAATTAATCATACCATAGGCGTCTATATAGTTTCTTGACCCACCAACGGTATCTAGTAACTACCTGATTGGTTCTATCCTGCTTAACAACAAATGGATCCTCAAATCGAAGATCTAGATCACGTTTGAAGTCTTTAATGATATTTTTATTCATCTGCAGCCTGGGCCTTTGCCTGTTTATTGATTATTGAACATTGAAGCTCAAAATCTAGGATGGATACATTACCTATATCAAATGGATTGAATTTCATTTGCAGAGAAAAAGAGGCGATCATCTCAAGTATGTAGAAAAGTCGCCCTCGGTCTTCTTCTCTTATAACATAAAAAAATCAGAGGTATCCATGAATGTATTGATAGGCTCACCACAGTTAGGGCATGGAATATCGTAGAAGAATCTAGAGGTGATGAGGCCAATATCTTCAAAGAATGAAGCAAGTGATTCAATATTAGCAGAAATATTCTGAATGAACTCGATCTTTTCCATGAAGGCTTTATCAGCAAAGTCATCTACAAGTTCCCATTCGCCTTCTTCATTTTTGAAGGACATATCCTGGATACAGCAAATAACGTAGTCAATATATTTTTCGGCTGGAGTAACATCACGGGTCTGAGCAACACGTGAGTAATACATTTCAAGCATGATCAAATCAAGTTGTCTTGGTAAGCCAAGTTTAACTTGCGCTGTGCCTGCTGTAGTTTCAAGCTCTTCTAATTTGAAGGTCTTATCAAATTCAGTAGCAGATTCAATAAGTCGATCGAAGTCGACCTTCTCCTGGAATGCTTCGGTACACTTAGGACATTGGTAATTTACAATGAACTCATTGATGTAGTTCTCTTTACGTAGAGCACAACACAAAATGAAGAAATCACGAACATCGATTGATTCGAGTTCAACTGGAGAAAGAGAATTTGTTTCTACCAAGGCTATCTTGGCAAGGTCTGCTTCAGACGCAAAAACCATACGGTTATCATCAATAGCTAGCTTAGAAATAATCTTCTGATCATTTACACTAAGATGTTTGATACGTAGTTCTTTATCTAGAGAAGGTAGGTTAACAACGAAGTAGCCGGCGCCCTCTTTATTAGGGATGTTTTTTAGGATTTCAGATGTATTCATATTGTTTACTTGACAGGGATGGCTTTATCAATATCTAATTTAGAAAGCCCAGCTCTTTTCGCAATACGACCGATTGCTGATCCTAAAATTTTCGCAAATTTTATTGAAGTGGACTTTGTTCCCTTTGCAAGTTTCTTTGATAGTATCTTAGAACTACTTGGACCGAATTCATCTTCGATGTCCTTAGCGTCTCTAAGATTCTCATATGCATACTTTCTGATTTCTAGAGGGTTTAAAGAGCCTTGATGCTCGGCTGAACCCCATGTAAAAATAGCTGTTAAATAATGAATAAGTTTAGGCTTGTTGCCCATGATAACGTCGGCAGCACGTAATACCATTCCACTGATTACTAGAGTAGCAATAGCTGTCCCTATAATCTCGTCGAGCTGTTCAATTTCTTTTAGAATCTGTTCTTCTTTTTCACTGATTAGGCATTCATTATATGATTCGAAAATTGCGTCCATTGTATTATCCTTAAATTATGCTTTTAACTTTGTCACCGATTTGGCGTATTGGGGTAAGGTATTTAGTATCCATTAAGCTCTTAGCACCTGAAACGAGAGGGTTCCCAAATACTTCCATTTTATTAAATTTGAAGCCAACTGATCTATTGTCCATTGCTACTTCATGAGAAAGGTTTGGGGTATCACAGAAAACTGGATAAACCCCACTTAGTTTATATGTGTACTTAACATTGGCTTCATCTAAGAGTGCTCCTAGACCAAATAAGCCATCACTATTACTGTTCTCGTTATATACATGGATGAAGACGTTTGCACGCCTAAAAGGTACGTTCTGTCTGGAGTGTGTACTCATTACTTCTTCCATCCAAGGATGAAAATATCCTTCGATTGGAGATTCAACAGTACTAAGTAAATCTAAAGAGAATGAATCAGATTCAGGTTCGATAGTTCCCATACCTGGACAATTCCATGTACTGAAGCTATTTGATTCAGAGCTAATTGATACACTATTACCATCTGATGTTTTTAAATTCGGAAGATTAATCCCTTTTACAAGGAATGGAATATCCTGTACTGGGTAACGAGAGATATAGTTTTTTTCAAGACCGATTTCTTTACTTATCAAAGAGAGTCCTGTTGTAAGAGCCGATCCAGCAGTTCCTAAACCAAATAGATCGGCTTTATCAAGAGCAGCATTACCATCCTTACCAGCCTTACCAAAAAGACTATCCCCACCTAAGCTATTATTTGGGAATGAAAATGTAATAGAGAAAAACCGACCAGTTGATAAAGTAAACTTATCATCACCTGATCCGAATTTTTGATAGAATTGTGCTAGTTTATTGCTCATTTATGTTATTTATCGCAATAACATCTCTATCTTACGCATTAACTCATAGTCTTTGATATTTGAAATTGTGTTGATTATATTTTCACGGAGCTCAGCATACTGCTCGTCCATCATAAGAGGGATTTTAATAACTTCATCACCTTCAGTAAATGATGTCAACTTGGAATATGAAGCACAGAATTTAGATCGAGCCCTTCCTTGTTCTCTTTCAATAATTCTGAAACAGTGTTCAAGGACAAGTGATTCTTTAATAGCATTAGTTTTGTGTATACAAAGTTCGTTTTTCTTATTTATGTATGACACAACAAATTGAACTGAATTATCAAGGTTTGTAGTGAACTCAAGCAACTCATCTTTATAAGCAAGAAGGTCTTTAATATCTTTGAAACTACAACGCTCTTTATATGTGTCACGGTCCATTCGATATAAAGTTGATAAGATCAATGCAGAGGTCTTAATCGAATTAGAGTTCCTGTACGCTTCTGAGACGGTATGCCTTGATGATGATGATTTAACTGAGATAAGGTCATCACCGCTACCTAGGTCATATCCTGGGTATTCCATTGAATCAGAGTTTAAATTACCAGCTTCATATAGATATTCAGCTATTCTTTCAATGAATCCAGCAAACTTCTGTTTATCTGAAATAGCTTCTTTGATTTGAGCATCAAGGAACAATTTAGCTTCTGAATTGTTTGTGCCATCTTTGACTGCTTGAATTGATTCCTTTAGTTGGTCTTGGGATATAGCCGTTTCTATCATAGTGATTGCAATGTCACTGCCTTCATTATGAAGAGCGGTAAATACACCGAGCTCTTCCTTATCAAATTGAGAAATCTTAGCGAAGGCTTCGTTTACTGATTTCTTAAACCTACGCTTCTGTTGGTGGTATGTATTAAATGGCACAGTTCCAGGCTTCACGTCTGAATAACTGATACCACCCGATGGATTTTCTTCGGTCTTGATTGAAAGCATTCTTTTCAAAACTCCTGTTAATAATTTATAGAATTCTTCAGAGCCATCTTGTACATCAGGATAATCGTCTGTGACTAATGATTTAGCCTTATTCCAAAGCCCTTCTACTTCAGCTTCGGTACGATTGGTGCGTTTAGCAAATGACTTGACTATGTTGTTTGGCATTATTTGATTAGAATATCGTTAGCGTCGGCTACTGTGTAGATCGAGTTGATTAAATCATCGACCTTTAGTGGATCTTCTTCTTGTTTGATCTTACCTAAAATCGTAGTTAGGGAATCAATCGTTGAGTCCTTCAAATCTTCCTTCTTTATGAAGGAATTTATGCGGGAGGAGATTTGTGCTTTAGCATGGTTAAACTCAATCTTATGATCTTGATAATTTGAGAATATATCGGTTAATCTAAGAGTGAATTTTGGACCTGCTTTTTCTCTAATTTCTTTTGTAACTTGTTCAGAAAGGTTAAATAGTCTCATGCAACTATTTATTGCATGCCCATTGTGATATAGTTTTCAGGGCGTGAATCGCCGTATGAATCTTTATATCCATTCAAGTATACAACAGCAACTTCGGATTTCTTCAATTTAGATTTGAACATCCATACACCTTCGATGTTAGGATCCATAGTAGGCTTTTGACCTTTGAATTCTTTATCATATATTGCTGGATCAAGCTCATCATGCATCATGGCAAGATCATGAAAGGCTTTGGCAGCGCCTTTGGCATTATCTTTATATTACTTTTTGGTTACATTAGCTGATTCAACTAAACATTGCTGATATGATTCGAAAATTGGGTCCATATTATCCTTTATTAATTATGTTAATTATATCATTTTTAATTTTTATAAGTTCGTCGAATCCTTTCTTGGCATTCAGCAAGATTTTTATTGACTGTTTAAGCACAGTGTTATAGTCGTCTGCTACTTCCTCTGGAGTTTTAGGGCCAGAGCGAGATCCGATGCTGCGCTTACGGTGTTCAATAGTAGCTTCTAAGTTAAATATAACGCTTTCAAGATCTGCTAATGGATCTGTCCGTTTTTCATCTAATTTCTTAGGCTCATTTGATTTCTGGTATGATTCGTAAATTGTGTCCATATTATACTCCTACTATGAATGCCGGTGGCATCATATTTTGAATTTCTTCCATTACTGCTAATTCCTCTTCTTCACCTTTTTCACCAATACCTTCGTTGATATTAGCTCCAGCGAATAAAGGAACATTTTGGAACGTGCCACGCACAGCTCCTAAGATTTGTTTAACATAAGCAAGAGCAAGCTTCTTAACGAGGCGTTCTCCATAAATTTGATCTTCTGGACGAACAACATAAACCCCAGTCACAACCCAGTTACTTTTTTCACCATCAGTTACAGGTTCAGGTAGAAGTTTAAGCATTTTGGTACGTTCATTGAAGTTCCAGCGATATCCTCCACCAAGCATAGTACGAGTCATTTTAAGACTCTGCTGAGCAATTTCATAATCAACCCACTGTCCACCTTGACTGCGAGTCATTGGGAACGAACGGTTGTTCATCATTTGGTTAGGAACAGTAAATAGAGTGTTGACACTTCCTGCTACACCTTCATCAGATAAGCTAAAGATACCACTAACAGTATCGTCAAGTTTAACTCCAGTTCCAACCACATAATCGGTAAGCTCAACTCCTAGGTAATCCTCGTCGTAAGTAACGAATTCTGTAAATACCTCAAGAGCGTCGTCGATGCACTGCTTGATCATATCATCATCGACTTCTACTTGAATAAGAGGGTAAGCCAAACGACGTTTGATCCAAGAGACTAGATCGGCGTAATTTTGAATTTGAAATTTTGCATAAGTTGCCATATCATTATTTATGTCGGAGACCCTTTGAAACTTTTTGCCATGGTGTCATAAATTTTAAAAGAAAAGGTTCTATAATAATTAAAAACAAAAATTCCTGTTTTAATTGAATGGGCTAAGCTAAAGTATATAAAGATTACCTGCCCTAATTTCCCAGATATTACACCTAACTATAAACCACTTTCAATTATTCTATTATACTATATGAACAGAGATGATCTATTACCTGAAAGAATGAAGCTTCTTAATAACGAAGCTCTTGAAGATTTCCGTATTGAAGACTTTAATCTTAAAGAGAAAACGTTTGAGGCTCCTAACGTTAAGATCAAATGGATTCGTATTCTTGCTGAAGAGCAACGTCTCTTAGCAGTCCTTGATGAGAAGACTGAAGAAGTTAAAGCAGCTATCATGAAAGAACGATTCAGCATGCAATCAGTTAATCAATTCAAAAAAGAACTTGAACTTGATAAAGCTCCTGAAATGGTTAAGATGAAGAAAGCTATTTCATCTCAGAGAGATATTATTCGTTTTGTTGAAGGCATCGTTAAAGTAGCTCATGGATATGGGTTCGATATTAAGAATTGTGTAGACATTGTAAAATTAGAGAACTCATAATGGATTTTTGGATAGATGGTGTATGTGAATGTGGGTATAAAGTAATAGAAGGCCCTAGTAAAGTCAAAGACTATGTGAATTTCTGTAGTAACGAATCATGTGAGCATCATGTTCTCCACGATATATTTGATATGGAAGAACTTGAATACTATAAACATGAATATCCATATTCAGCTCTTCGTAAAGAAAATGAAAAGTTTAATGAAATATTTGACAAGTTATCACTGTGATCAAAATAGTCTATAACAACAAAATCCGTGGCCAGATTAAACATGACAACCAAGCTCAATTCGATGAGCTTTATGGTAAGTTATGCTATCAACACACTAAATTTGGAGCTAATCGAACTCATGAAGTAGAAACAGTGTGTCCTATTTCACCAGTAGGGTCTTTTTCTGCTGGCATTGCATTAGATTTGAAACGTCTTGAGCCCGATATAGAAATAGATAAGAAATTTACAGACTTTCATTTTCCTTACATCTTTTTTAATCGACTTGATGGAAATTTAAAGCAACCGCTCAATAAACCGTGGAAGTATCGTTCTTATCAGGAAGATGCCATCAGGGAGGCTTCCTTGTTTGGCAGAGGCATAATCGACTCCCCGACGGGCAGTGGTAAATCCATCATAATGTATGGAATCATCACGAACTTAGTCCAAATGAGCGAAGGTCGTGTTCTTATTTTAGTTCCGAGTCCATCTCTTGTAACTCAGCTTGCTGGTGATTTCACTAAATATGGATTAGAAGACTTCGGCACATATACTTCAAGTACTCAAGCTTTCCCGGATGCCCAGGTCGTTATTACATCTAGGACTGTAATGAATAAGAAGGGGTTAGCTGCTTTACCTAAGATTTCACATCTCATGATCGATGAAGTCCATAAGCTTATTCCTAAGAGTGCATATGAACGAGTTGTAAAAACTTGTGCTACCCCATCTATTTTTGGATTTACTGCTACAATGCCTGATGACCCTAAAGAAATGTGGTACATCAAAGGGATGGTAGGTCCAGTAATATTCAAAGAGCACACTTATGTTCTCCAGGAACAGAACTATCTTGCCAAAGTGAATATCGTATCATTCAAGTTCATCCATAAGAATAAACCTCTTTATATTGTAGAGCCAACCTATGATATGGGTGAACATCCAACTAAAATGTATTCAGATGAATATCATTACTTGGAAGGTCGGCTTGATACAATTGAAACGATTGCTAATGTTGTTGCTCAGCTCAAAGGCAACACAATGATCTTATTTGATCACACGTCGCACGGGCAGGCGTTATATAAAGCTATTAAAGGGAATAAGGTATTTGTTGATGGTAAGATATCAATGGATGAACGTGAAGATGTTAAAGCTGCTCTAGAGAAATCAAATGATCTGACTTTAGTTGCTCAGAGTACATGTTTTGGTACAGGTATTTCGATTAACAACATCCAGAACTTAATCATTTGTTCTCATAGTAAGCGTATGTCTAAGATCATTCAGCAAGTAGGTCGTTCACTTCGTAAAATGGTTGATGGTGATGAATATGTAATGTTCTTTGATTTCCATCATAACTTTAAATATAGTGAACGACACTTCTATGAGCGTGTAAAGCTTTACAAGAAGTTCTATAATAAGTCATATGACAAACGTGTAGTAATAGAGATTTAAACTCCTCCTCCTGATAAGAAAAAATGCAATCATTAATTTGATTGCATTTTTTTCACTTTCCATTATACAAACGAAATATCGTTGTGTATACTCTACTCCTAATCAGCAACAAGGAGATACACAATGCAGCTTGAATTTAAAACAATCGAAGAGATTAAATCAGCTTTCCTTGATTTCGATGTAGCAGAACAACCTACTTTTAAGAAATATGATGACAACGGTACATATACTATATACCGCATGTGGTACAAGGAAGATACATATAACTGGCGCCGTGATTCATATAAAGTGAAAGATATGGTGTACTGGTTGCTTGTTTCAAACAAAACTAATGCCGTCTTCACTCATAAAGATTCATTAAAACGAGCACGGATCTGGCTCGGTGTCCCTACTAAAAAGACCGTAGTAAAGCGCGAGATACGTTGTAAAGATACTAAAGTATGGGATAATCAGATTTGTGTTGATGGAAGCGCCAGCGGCGACAAGGCATGGTGTGGCATACGTTCTGTAGCAAACATTACACATGTTACTTACGCTGAAGCTCGCGACCTCTGTAAAGCATATGGTTGGACCAAACGAGGAATGTTCAATCATCAGATTAAGAAACTCTTTAAAGAAGAGGGATACACCGTAGAAGAAAAAAACCGAATCAGTCAGAGAACATGCTAAAACAATTAAAATGTTCGAACGACATGGTTTTGAAGGTAAATGGTTGATCCATGTGAACGGTCATTTCGTAAGCTCTGTAAACGGTGTTGTGACGGATTGGTCTGCTGAAAGAAACCTTCGAATCATCAACGCCTGGCAGATTTCGAAATAAAAGTGAAATTAACTATGTACAAATGATATCACGTTGAGTATACTCTTCTCATACTTAACAACAACTACACTAATTAACTAACGGAGAAACACAATGAATGCATCAGTACTGAACGACAAGAACTGGATCAAAACCACTAACATGGATCAGCTTCGCGGAGTTGCTGCAAATTCAGAAGGTCCTCGCCATTGCCCAGTAAACCACGGTGAAATGCTTCATCGCTTTAAAGAACGTGGTGAAGCCAAAGGAATCGTTGTTTCAGCCGAGCAGGGATTGCTCAGCCCGAACGGAAAACGTTTCATGTATGTAGCTGATGTTGAAGATCCTAACCTCGATTCAGATTACAAATTCACCGTCGGCTTCATTAACTTCAACGATCGCTCACGTTCCTTCACTGGAATTGCCGGTCAGCGTGTTATGATCTGTTCTAACCTTTGTGTAACAGGTATGCTTGAAGATGCGAGAACACGTCACAGCACATTCGTTGATAGTCGTCTCGATGGTAAGATGGATACAATCTTCGATCGCTTTAAAGTGATCAGTGACGCTCAGAAGGTCAATGTCGAACGAATGAAAGCAACAACTCTTAATGATGATTTGCTCGGTCGATTCCTCCTTGACTGCACTCGTACTGACTTCATGGGAGCGGCCAACACTCGTCGAATCATTACAGAGATCGATAAGCCCACTCTGAATAATGTCGGTGATGATAGCCTATGGCGCTTGCACAATGCCGCTACCTACGTTCTTCGTGAAAACATTAAGAACCCAATTCTTGTTGCTGATTGTTCTAAGCTCATCAACGAAAAAGTCCTGAAGCTTGCTACAGGTATTTCTGAACTGATCTAACTTAACCATTAACCGATAAAGCCTAGGAGCGATCCTAGGCTTTTTTGCGTATAAATAGAAGTATGAACCCTATTTATGAAGCATATATCGGATGTACTGTTGAAAAGAAAGTCTCTGATGACTATTCAATCTATATTACATGCACCCTATCCTCAGAGCTTCAGGATCGATGGAAGCTTTTAGTCCATAATCTTGACGAAGCAGAAACTGTTGAAACCGAGCCACATTGTACTTTCCTCTGGGCTAAGCTAGATGAAGAATTCAAAGAAGAAGAAATCTTCGACTTCCTTCAACCAATGCTTGAAGATATGGAATTCTACCTCATGCCACTTGGCTTCAAGATCTTTGAAGGTGTAAGTGATGGTGAACAGAACTGTTTAGTAGTTGGCCTCGATGCGCCTGGTGAAATAACCCAGCATCAGTTAGAGGTTAAGCGCAGATTAAAAGAAGAAGGCATGGAGTTGATGCAGGAGTTCCCTGAGTGGAAACCTCATATGACCATAGCTTATTATCCAGTGGAAACAGAGATACGTTATGAGCAACCAAACAATGGAATGCTTAATACCCCAATCAAAACTAAAATTGACTTCATGAAGCTCAATAACGGCAAAGAACTTAAGTTCAATAAAGAGACTAAAGAAAAGTAATGAGTACAAAACAAAATTACATACATTTTATGAATCCTGCAACTTTGGCCGCTCAACAGAAATTGATGGCTGGGTATTATCAACAAATGATCCAAATGTATGGAATATCTATTCAATATTTTAGAAAGAAATATGAATTTTTTGATCCGGATGGGTTACTTAATGCTGATGGTGATGTTAATTGGACATATGGGTATGATAATGCTTATGAGTTTGGTAATGTTGTCGATATGATTGGTTATTGCGAATTTGGTAATGATGCATTCATTTTCTCTATGATCGGCGCTGATTCTGAACAAGATGGAAAGATTTATTTTACCAAGAAGCAATTTGAACTAGACTTTATTAGTGCTGTCGGACGTATGACGACTGAAACCTTCGAAACAACCTTCACAGTTGATGTTGAAGGATTCAATGGAACATATCTACATACTGAAAATTACGATCCATTTAGTATAACGTTTACCGATGATGTCACGTTTGCTTCATCTGGTGTTATAAATGAACCTATTACTCTAACGGTTGAAGATATTGAGTCTCATATTCGAAACGATATCTGTGGTAATAAAGCTTACATCTATAACTGGTTAGTTCAAGGTGATATGGCTGGAACTATTAGTGGTGTTCTTGATGAAGATGGAAATGGAACTCTTACAATTTCTGCTTCAGGTGATTTGACTTACAACCGTCCTGCTAATGATGAAGAATCTAACGGATGGGGAATTGCTCCTCAGAATGGTGACTTCATTCGTATTACTTATGGTGATGCTACAACAGAAGACTTTGCAATTACGTCTATTACAGACCGAGATTTGAATAACGATGGTATTTCCCCTTTCATGGGTAAGCTTGTTTGGAAGTGTAACTTTACACGTAGAACATACAGCCATGAGTCAGTTCCATCTGGTGAAATTGCTAAAGAACAAATTGAAAATGATTACCTTAATCAGGTGATCGAAATTAACGATACTATTTCAGATGAAATTTATGATTATGACAATGATGATGATGGGGAAAACTCTAGCGATATATATGGTGGTTTTTAGTAATTAATTTTATAAATAAGTATATGAAAAAACATATACTATATAAAACTACAAATCAAATTAATAATAAAATATATATTGGTATTCATTCAACTGAAAATCTTGATGATGGATATTTAGGTTCAGGTAAAGTTCTCTAATTTGCATTAACAAAATATGGTAAAGAAAACTTCACTAGAGAAATATTAGAGGAATTTAATACACGAGAAGAAGCATCTAATGCAGAAGAAAAAATAGTTAATGGTACCTTTATAAGACATAGAGACAATTATAACACTAATACAGGTGGTGGACATAATTGGTATGGAATGGTTTCTGTTATTTACGAAAAACCTATAACAAAAAAGAACATAATAGGGTATTATGACCCTGAAGATGAAGAAATAGAGTTCCTTTAAACGATAAATAAAATAAAGGAATATCTCAGGAGAACTATATGTCAGACCTTAATAAATTCAAAGATTTTTTAGTAAACACTGAAGAATTGTATGAATATCAATTCCAGATTAACGTGTTCACAAATGGTGGGGATTTTGATCCTAACCTTACTGAACTTAAAAACATAGCTTTCTATGTGAATACAACTACGTTGCCAGGTAAAAGCCTTGAACGTGCTGATGTATTCCACTTTGGTATGAACTTCAAAAAGCCTTCTCGTATGATCTATACTGATACAATTTCAGTTGATATGCGTGTTGATGCCAATATGAATCTTCATAAAGCTATATCTAATTGGATGGATACTTTCTACAATATCGGTGAAGGTGGAGCAGGCGATCGTGCCCTTCCACAATATAATATCAAGATGTACATCTTGGATAAAAACCTTAACCCAGTTGAAGGATCTAAAACCATTATTCTATCAGGTGTATATCCATCAAACGTAGGTGATATCAACCTTACTCATGAAGGCTCTGCTATTGCAATTTGCCCTATTGAATTCACTTACCAATATTGGTATTATGAAGAAGATGGTGATCCTTTAGGATAATGATTTTCTTTGCTCTATCCGAAACCATGGCTGCTACTTATTCTGTAAAGGATGAGATTCGCAATCAAGGTAAAGCTTTAAAGATGTTAGCTCAAGGCAATAAAAAACTTGAGCTAGTATTGATAGATTTGTATGGAGCAGAATTCAGAAAGATCATTAATCAGTTTAAAAAGAATTATAAATCGCTACCTACTCCTGATGATTTAATTTGGGTAGCTGGTGTACACACAGGGAAAGACCCTAAGAAAGTAGCTAAAGAATTGGCTAAAGGAACAAAGTAATGAAACCAACTATTGCAGAAGCATATCTAATGGCTGCTCAACCTATTGTTGAACAGAAAACTGAATCACTTGATGAATCCAAAGGTGGCATTATGCCTAACCTTAAGAAATGGGAATCAGCTGGCCGAAATTTAGCACCAAGTGAAAAAGCCGGATTGAAAGCTATTAAAGAAGCATTATATGACTTTCATAGTGAAATTGAAGATTTAGCTGATACCCTTGGTGATGCTTTATCGCCAGGTCTTAAATATACTATTAAGAAAGACCTAAAGGCTTACGCCGAAACTTTAGCACGAGGATAATTATGAAACCTAATATTGCCGAATCTTATATGCGCTCAGCACATGTAATTAATGAATCTGCTGGCTCGGCAGGAACCCAACGTGGGTATGTAAAAACTACTCTTATGCGTTATGCTAAGAAAGTTGGGATTAGTCTTAACTTTGATTCTAAACTAGGGTATGATGTTTATACTCTTCCACAAGGAACTTCGATTGTTTCTGATGGAGTTGGTCTTAAGGTACTAAATACTAAAGGTAAAGAATACGTTTATTATAGTACACCTAAAATGGACTATAAGAAAGCCCTTGAATCAGCTTTGTCTTTGAAAGAAGAAGTTGAAAATCTAGATGAAGCTAAATCTAATGTCTTATCGTCATTAAAAAAAGATCTTAAATATGCTAAAGCTGATCGTAAAGAATACGATGGGATTGAAACCGATAATTATGGTAAGAAGAAATTAGCATATCAATGGCAAGTCACTTTAGGTGATAAAAAGATTAAAGCGCTTGAAGCAGCTATTAAAGCATATGAAGAATATGAAGCTGCTAATAAAGAATGGTCTGATAAAGGATCAGTATAAGTTTTATTTGAGTTTAATCTCGTTTAATAGCTCAACCCAGATGTCATATAAACCATCTGGGTTTTCGAGTATAAATTCCTTTGTATTCATAATCACATAACCTACTGAGAATAAGTCCTGGCGCTCTGTAGCAATAAAAACATTAAGACCGTGGATGTTATTGGTACAGAACACTCGATCGTTCCCTATGAATGCCTTTTCGAACTGTTCCATAGATCCAATTTTACCATCTCTACGTGGAAGCATACCATCTTCAAAAGTAAATGGTATGATAATTCGGTCGGTGTATTCTTCACCCTCTTCAGTAGCCTCATGAATTGATTCTCCTTCAAGGAGCTTTTCCATGTCGTTTACTTCGCCGATACCTTCATCAAGTCCAGTATTAAATGCTTTACTTAGATTTCTCATAAAATTTTACCATCTTACCAACGATGTTGATAAACTTTTCTTTGAGGATTTCATTATCAGTTAACTGCTTTAACCACACCTTTCTAGAGCCTGATGGATTACTGATCTTTGATGCCCACTGCTTAGACCAATTATAGGATTCCTGTACATCGAATCCTCTATAATTATCATCTACCCACATCCATTTGTGATGCCAGATCTGGTTAATCACTTTAGCAGGAAATACCTTCTCAACATCATCCCCATCCATTTCAACTTTAACAGATTTCATAGGAGCAGGTTCGCTCTCTACGTCAAACCTTGGTGCCTCGTTGAACATATATATTTCATTGACTGGATCATACGAAACTGTCTTAAACTTACCACCAGCGGCGTCCAGGGCTATCCTAGCTTGTTCTGGAGAAGGTAATGTGTCAATATAGTCTAAATGCATATAGACTTTACCACCTATTACTTTACCAATAGGGAATTTATCTCCACGGATCATACCTCCACGTTTGATAGTAGATCCTTTAGCATTTTTGAATGGACCAGTCATTATGAGATAACTACAGCTTCTTTACCTTGCTTATCGTATATGAACAATTTAGCTGCACCTGATGGTTCTTCCATATAAGTGTATGGTTTACCGTAAGCAGCCAAGTAACCAATTACCTGTTTAATCATAGTTCGTTTGTTTTTAGGAGCATCGGCAGCTGTATTAAGAATATCGTTCAAAACACCGATTTCCCAATCTTCTGCTTTAGTCTTCTTTAATTCAAAGTTAACGCCGTTCTTTTTAAGTTTACCTAAATATTCAGGGATGCTGATATCTTTTATCGTGATTGATTTAGCTTCATTGAGTGCTTGCTTATAACTTTCGTAAATTGGGTCCATAGTTTTTTCCTTTGTTATTCTTATTTATAGAAAAGAAAAAGGAGATGGCGTACCATCTCCCCTATAGTGTTGCGTTATTGCCTTGGCAAATTAGGAATACTTAACGTATTCTTCGATATCTGCTCCAAGCGGCACAGCGGCGAATGTAATGATGATGAACTCTGCAGTATATGTAGGCTGAATTCCAACGAAAGCTCGCATTTCATTCTGAGCAATTGTTTCATTAGTATTATTAGTGCTATCACATACAACTAAGAAGTCCGTAACACCTTCAACATTTTTCAAACGTTTAAGTGGTGCTTCAAGGATATCTTTGAACTGAGTTCTTGTGAACTGATTGTTAGGCTGATAAACGAACTTCTGAGAAGAATCGTAAGCGTAACGTTCAAGAACTACAAACAAGTAACGAACGTTAGCTCGTCCAAGTGCGCTTTCAACCGATGTCCACATCTTTTGACCTTCCACGGTGTATCCACCATTTGGGCGACGCTTAGCATAGTTGAATGATTTAGTGTAAAGCTGTGAAGCATCCTTTTCCGAAGGGTTGAATGCAATATCAACTGTATTCTGCATTACTCCACGGCTAAGACCAGCTGGGGCATCAAAGATGTCAGCAGTTTGGTGAGTATAAGCATGAGCTCCAACAGCATCAACCGATTCAGGACACCAGAAGGTAGTTCCAGAAACAGAGTCAACTTTCTTGGACCAGCATGAGTAAGCCATACCATAAGTAGAGTTAACTCCACCGAGATATTTAAGCTTGTTTGCTACAGTCGTTGCAAATGTGGCAGTAGGATTAGTCTTACGAAGAATCTTAAGATCACCACTAATAGCAAGGTCACGAGGAACGTCACAAAGTGCAATAGCAAATTTGTAAGTACGTTCACAGAATGTAACTAAGGTGTTAACAATATTTTTCCATTGTTCAACCGAAGCAATTCCAGTGATTTCTTTAAAGCTAAGGGCAGGATCGAAACCATGTGAACCAGGAGTAACAATAGCATCATCAACATGCATCGCAATAGTAGAAAGACCTGCATCAACGATATACGTGTAGATGTATTCGTTAAAGTTAGCCAACTTATTAAGGATTGTATCTAAGTTAGAAGTAATTGTGCTTACAACGATGTCTTTTACAGCTTCAGTTCCTGTGTAAGAAACGGTTGAAGCAACATCAAGAGCTACATCTTTAACATAAGCACTTGTATCACCTGGAAGAGGTACAACATATCCAGCGTTAGTGTTACGAATCATAGCAATGTAAGAAGAACCAGCATTAACATTATTAACGATGTAATCGCTCTGTCCTGTTACTTCATTGATTGAATCTTTATTAAGGGATCCAGTGAATGCTTCAAGGATTGCTACACCAATTTTACCTTCGTTATCAGAATCAACATAAGTTTTTGCAACAACAACTGAAAGGTAATCACGATAGTTAGCAGTAGCCAAACCATCAACATCAGTACCAATAGATGGGAACTGAGTCATAAGATCTTCTGAAACCGAAGTTTTAGACAATACAGCAGAAGCAGATTTAATCAAATCACTATCAGTGAAGTTGAAGTCTGAACCTTCAAAGGTAATGCCGTTAAGGATAGGATCGTCTGCAAGATAGTTCTGTACAGAAAGACCTTCATGGAAGTCAGTGATAGTTACGAAGATACCTTCTTTATCGTTGATGTCCATTACATCTTTTGAATCTCCTACAATAAGGAAGTCTTCATCAGCCCACTTAGTGTTTTCAGATCCGAATACGGTACTGAATTCTTCACCAGCAAGAATCTGGTCATATTGATCTTGAGAAATTTCACCATCATCGATAGTTACTGGAATAGAGCTTTCAAGACCTATATTCCATTCAAGAGATCCAGATGCATAAGTTTTGATTCCAGATGCAGAAACACCTACAGTCTTATATGTTCCAGCCATATCATTCTCGTAAGGAATCTTAGAGATGATTACTGCAGTTCCATTTGTCAATGCTTCAGTAGCTGCCGCATATGAATAACGTTCAGCTTCGTTAGATGGCTTACCGAAAATGGCGTCAAGTTCCGATACGCTTGTAATAGTTGTTGGGTCAAGGTCTGGACCTTTTGCAAAGAAACCATTAATTGCAAAGGTATCACCTTGTAATGTAGCACCAGTCTGTGTGAAATTACGTTCTTTAATTTCTACATCTGGGCTATTGATTGTTCTTAATGACATATTAATCTCCTGTTAAAATCTATAAGTCCCTGGCTTTAGGGAATTGTGATTATTCTAAAGATATTTATCATTATTTTCGATAAATAAGTCTAATGAGTTAATCTCAAAAAGGAATTAAAAAATGGACTTAATTTACGAATCATATAAACAGTCATATATTATGGAGGCCTTTAAATCAAAAACGCTTTCACAATTGTTTAAAACAGTTAAGAGTAAAAGAACTAAACCTAATTATTGGGACAGATCTGCCAAAGTAGGCGAAGATGGCATGATGCCAGATAAAGATTATCAACTTAGAGTTAAAGAAACTCTTGGTTATTTGATGAGTCAAATAGATGCATCAAATATTCCAGAATCTTCTATTGAAGTACTTCCAGTAGACACCTTTCGTAAAAAGAAAAATAAGATGTTTTATCGTCATGCTATTTTTGTTAAAGACGGACTTCCTTTGTTCCATGCTATTTTCTATGATGATGGAACTATATCGAACGTATCTGAAGTTGGTAGTCGTTCTCATATGAGAGGATATGTTTCACCTAAATTAAAAGATGCCCTTGAAGAGTCTGACGTAGTTATTGCAATAGGTAATATCGAAAAATATTTTAAAATTGGCCTTGAAAAGAATCGAGCTAGATGGGCATCTAAAGCTGATGCATTAGCTCTTGTAAATCATGCAACATATCTTTCTAACCAAGTTTATAGATATAAGAAACAACTTGCTCAGAATAAAGCTAATGATAATGATGTAGAAGGTAAAACTGCTGCAATGGTTAAATTATTCCAGGAATTCCTTGGTTATATGTCAAAAACACCAATGACTATAGCAGACTTTAATAAATATGGTCAATCTGAATCAATGAAGATTTCTAAAGGAATGGAAGGAATTATTCAGCGAGCACAAGAAGTAATGAAAGACGTAAAGAATGGTTTTCCATGGGGTGGTTCTAAAACTCATATAGAAAGCCTCGTTAATAATATGGCAGTATATGCTTCAATTACTAGAGGCTTTATGGATACTGGAACACTTAGTGATTCACAGAAGAAAGCTATGCAAACCATTCGTTCAAAAAATCCTAAATCCTAAATAATAGGATAATTCATACTATCGAGAAGAGGTACATTTTTGTACCTTTTTTTGTGTAAATAGATATACAATGAAAATTAGCGTACAAGATGATCAGTTTAATGGCTTGCGTGGCAACAAGAACATTAAGGAATCAAATTCTTCTGTCTACACGAATAGAGATGAATATAAATTCATGGTGGAAGAATTAGTAAAGTGTAGTAACGATATCGTATACTTCGCTGAGAAATACTTCACAATTATTGCTGCAACAGGTAAAACTATTATTAAGCTTTACCCTAAACAGCGTGAGCTTCTAGCCTCTATTGCTGAAAACCAAAACACTATCGTATTAGCAGCTCGTCAGGCAGGTAAGTCTACTGTTTACACAATTTTTGCTCTATGGTACGCTATGTTCAATAAGGACAAAGGTGTTCTTATATGTGCCAACAAATTTGCTACTGCTAAAGAACTTATGGAACGTATTGCTCTTGCATACGAACTTCTTCCTTCATGGTTGAAGCTTGGGTGTAAGGAATACAACAAAGGTCGTATCGTATTTGAAAATGACTCTAAGATTGAAATCTCAGCTACCTCAGCCTCTAGTGCTCGTGGTAAATCTGGTGAAATCTTAATTATTGACGAAGCGGCCTTTGTACCTAATAACATCATGGATGAATTCATTCAGTCCGTATTACCTATTGTATCTTCTCGTCCAGAATCTAAGATCATTGTCGTATCAACCCCTAATGGTACGGGTAACTGGTATGCTGAAACATATCATAAAGCCCTTTACAACTTGAGTGAAGATGCTGGTTGGAGTTCGTTCAGAATCGACTGGTGGGATGTACCAGGCCGTGATGAAGATTGGAAGCGTAAGAAGATTGCCGAATTCAATGGTGACCTTCGTAAATTTGCTCAGGAATATGGTAACAACTTCCTTGGATCGTCTCAGACACTTGTTAGCCCTAAAGCTATTACTCACTATAAGACAGAATCTGAACATTGGACTGAAGGTGACATATTCCATATTAAGGATTGGGAAGTTAGAGTATGGCATACTCCTATTAAAGGAAGAACATATATTTGTGGATGTGATATTGCAGAAGGAGTTGGTGGTGACAATTCAACTGTAATCATTATAGATGCTACAGATACATCTAAGATGAAAGTCTGTGCAACATTCGCTAATAACATGATATCACCTACCGACTTCGCCTATGTGACTGCTAAGCTATCTAAGCGCTATAATAACGCGTTTATTGCTGGAGAACGTAATGGTATTGGTAAAAGTACCATGGATACAATGTGGAATGTCTATGAAATGGACAATATCCTTTGCTGGAAATCTAAGAATGATGTTCAACAGATGCCAGGTATCTTCTCTCATAACTCTATTAAGGTAGAAGCTTGTTTATGGCTCAAATATGTTCTTGATGGATACGAACTATTCAATATTGAATTAAATGATAAGAATATCCTATATGAGATTGAGTATTTCGAGAAGAAATCTAATACAACTCGTTCAGTATATCAGGCAGTTGAAGGTAAGCATGATGACTATATCATGTCATTAGTATGGGCTTTGTTCCTTATAGAACCTACCGTTTGTGACTTCAACTTCATTATTGAAAGCACAACTATGACTCGTACTGGAGTTCACGTTCCTCGTATCATTCGAACTGAACAATTCTTGGATGAAGATGATGAAGATATATTTGGACCAGAACGAGCAGATAACTATGATCTTGATGCTATTTACGATAAGATGTCTGGATCAAGTCAAGTATCAGAAGCTGAACCAGAATATGATGAAGAGTTTACTCTAGATGATGAAGATGAATTCTTTAAAGACAGTATGTTTGAAGAAACCTCCGGCTCTAATTGGCAAACAATGTAATAAATACTAATATGGATACTATTTTCGAATCATACATAGGAGCAATTGATGGGAGTAACATGCTTACTCTTATCGAAGCGGAGCCTATTCAAGAACTAACTGATTGGTTTAACAACGAATCTATAAACGAACAGTTGATGATGAATATGCCAGCCGCAAATGCAACAATGGCTAAAGCTGTAGGAGCTAAATCAGTAAAAGATATGCTGTCAATTCATTCTTTACTTAATGTTCCTACTGCTACTGCCCTTAAAACTTATTTAACCCTTTGCCTGAAATTTATTAAAATGGCTGCTATCTCTGCATTAAGTGGAGCAGCAGTTGCACAATTAATTGGTTGGATGTTCATTGGAATGGCAAAACTTATTAATAAGAACGCTTCTAAGAATTTAGAAGCACGTCAAGCACTTATCAATAGTAAGATAATGAAAAATGTTAAAGATGAAAACTTATCTGATACTGTATTCCTTAAAAGATATAAGGAACTTAAGAAAGAATTAACACGCAAGCTTAATAAAGAGATACATCTTAAAACTGGTGAAACATGGGCTATTATTTTAGACAAAGTAGGAAAAATCAAAGGTAAATATGGTATGATCATATTTGCTATTGCAGGCATGTTCCTTTATGGTAATATTGCTTCTATCCCAATCTTTCCAGCAGGAACTCCTATTCCAATAGTACAGGTGGCATAATATGGAAGCACAAAATTTAAACACAATCACATCGAACGCCTGGGTAACTATTATACCTTATAATATTATTGACCCAGATTCAGATGCAGAAGTACAATTTAACTTATCACAATTTAACTTTACTGGTCTTATTATGGCTGGATCAGAGGTTGGACACTTTGGTGAAATGTTTCCAATGCCTTCAGGTGTAGTTGAAACTGATAAGATTGTTACTTTCAGATATAAGCCTGATTCAGATTGGTCTCAGTATGAATTCTTATTCAGATGGTTCGATAGAACTCAGAACAATAAGCACAATACTTACACTGACTATAATGATTATATAAGAAGTGATATGCCAGATATTACTGTGTTTCTCTTAAATGAATACAAGAAACCAAAACTCAAGTGGACTTTCAAGAATTGCTGGCTTAAAGAATTCGGAGAGCTTGATATGGTGTATGATTCTGCTGGTGGAACTGGTATCGATCACGGTTTTAGTTTACAGTACATGGATTACGAATTTAAAAGAGTGGAGTCAATTGATGGATAAATTACAAGAAAGATTTCTAGAATTATATGAAGAACTATCAAATGTGCTTCAGGAACAGGTTATTTGTGAAGCAGATATCTCTATATTCAATTTGAGAAAGTTGTTTAATACAATTCTAGTTAACTCCAAATCTCCAGAAACAAAGACAACTTTAAAGGATATGCTGAAAGTATTAACAAAAATGGAATTAGGCAGTCTACCTGTACCTAACATTAGAAAGCTTTCAGATAAAACCGTAAATTTATAATGAGTAAAGATGTAAATATAAATGCCGAAGCGTTAGACGAGTTTTTAAAGGGTGACCTTGGAGATTTTTTATCTGACACTAAGGCAGTTACTCAACAGGTAGAGTCATTAGAAGTTTCATCCTTTACAGGTGATACCCCATTGGCTATTACTAAAACAGTTGAATCATTCTTAGAACGTGGTGCATCCGTTCTAGAGACAATGGAAATCTATTGCAATAATATGCCTGATTCTGAATCAGTGTCTGCTTTTGCTTCATTGATTTCATCATTGTCTTCAGCTATTAATAATATAGCTAGTGTGCACAATAAAATACAAGACCATCAGAACAGAATAGAATTAGAAGAACGCAAGCACGAACTAAAAATGAAAGAGATCGAATTCAGAGAACGCATTAAAGCTACAGTTAAAGCTGAAGCTGGCCCAGGTGAAGTAATTCCAGGTGAAAGTGCTGAAGAACTTGTTGAATATAATACGCATGATATAATTAATCAGATCGTAGAAATTAATAAAAAATAATAATGTACAAATGAACAACTGTTGTGTATACTCTACTCATCAGTGAACAATAGAGCATCAAATAACTACAAAGGAACACAAATGAATAACAAATTAGTATTCAAACTCATGGACGAATATGAGCCTCTTTCTGAAGAAGCACTCAAGACAGCTACAACCGAAGAAATCGTCCTCCACAATCTCCGATTCTCTTATACCCAAGCCAAAAAAGAAGCAGCCCATTATCCAGGTCTTTCTGATGATGAAGTAATTGAAGCGATGTTCTATGCTTCAACAATTGCTGCTAACAAGTGGGATCCTGAGAAATCCAAAATCACTTCCTACATCTCTCAATACATCCGTGTTGTTATTAAAGAGGTAGCGAACGAAAACCGGCATGCCATCCAGCGTAACACAATGTACATCTGGAAATCTCATGTGATTAATAAATACGTTCAGGCATTCAAAGAAGAATTCGGTCGTGAACCAACAACCAAAGAAATCTCTGAAGGTTGTGTTACTGAAAGTGGTAAGAAATTCTCTGAAAAGACTGTTTATAACATCTACAACCTCGGTATCAAATCTGTATCCAGCTTCAATATCCCATCATCTGAAGAAAATTCAGATCATGATTTGAACGAAATCATTTTTGATGATAAAGCGGATACACCTTTTGATGAAGCATCTGCCTCAGATCTATCTAATATTATGTCTAGGCTCATTGCAGGTCTTACAGTACAAGAGCAGGAAGTTATCACTCGTAAATGGTATAAGAACCACAAATACAAAGAGATCGCAAAAGCTCTTGAAATTCCTTACCCACGGGTTAAGAAGATCGAGATCGATGCAATGGCCAAAATCAAATATGAGTTGAATGCCATTGAAAAAGCCAAGCCGCAAGAAGTATGGACCGTCGCCTAAGCCGTTCGTTGCCCAGAATATGGATAAGTATTCTGGGAAAACTCCAATCATTTGTAGATCGTCTCTAGAAAAGAAAGCGTTCTTCACAATGGACCAGAACCCTGCTGTTATTAAGTGGGGTTCTGAGTCGGTAGTTATTAAATACCATGACCCAGTTAAGAAACGTACCAGGCGGTACTTTATGGACCTTGACTTCGTCATTATGGACTCCAACAACGTTGCTACTAAATACTTAGTAGAGATTAAACCAGAACAACAGACACATACACCTCAAAGAGGTCGTAAAGCTGAAAAGACCTTCATTAACGAAGCTTGCACATGGGCTACTAATTTAGCTAAATGGCGTGCAACTAAAGCTTTTTGTGATGCTAAAGGTTGGCGCTTTGCTTTATGGACTGAAAGAGGTTTAAGAATATGGAAAGAAGATTAATACTTTTCTAAGATTGAAATCTAACTAAAGGAATTTATATGAGTGAAGAACTATGGGTTGATAAGTATCGACCAAAAACTGTAGAAAATATGTGCCTTAAGCCTGCTCTCCTTGAAAAATTTAAAGAGTGGCAAGAAAACCCTGAAAGGATGCCACATATGACTTTGGCTGGTGTTCAAGGTACAGGCAAAACTACATTGGCCAGGATTCTAGCTGAAGCTGCATCTGAAGATATCCTTTATGTTCATTGTGGTAAAGAAGGTGGCGTAGATGATATTCGCACTAAGGTTGTTGAGTTCTGTAAAGCAATGTCTTTTGATGGACGCAATAAAACAGTAATCTTTGATGAAGCTGATGGTCTATCTAAAAATGCTGGTAATGGTTCAAGCGCCCAGGATGCACTGCGAGGAATCATCGAGGAATCACAACACGACACTCGATTCATTCTTACATGTAACTACATCAATAAGCTTATTCCGGCCCTAGTATCGTCACGTTGTCGCCCTATCGATATCCGTTTCTCTGAATCTGATGTACTTAAGAAGTGTGTTGCTATTCTTGATGCTGAAGAAATCAAATACACTAAAGAAACTATCATGGTATTCTATGAGCGTGTAATCCGTAAGAACTTCCCTGATATTCGAGGAATTATCAACGTGTTATACCTTTGGGTTACTAATGGTGAATTGATAGAGCTTGATATTACTTCTGATTCTGAAGTAGGTGATTTCATTGATAAACTGATTGGTATTGTTAAGGCAGGAAACCTGAATAAGGCGCGCCAACTATGGCTAGATAATGAAGCATTATTCTGTTCATATGAAGAACTTTCAGGTGCCATGTTCAATAGTCTTGAAGATATCAAGCAACGTATGATCATTGGAAAATTTTTAAGAGAATTCCCTCATGTATTAGATAAAGAAATCCAATTTACTTGTTTAATAATGGAATTATTTTTTAATAAGTAATTTACAATTATTAAAATGCCATCTAGTCATATTACCACCTTTACCCTCTTTACCACAATGAGGGCAGGTGAGTAATTTTAATGTTCTAGGTTTAGATTCTTTTTTTCTATATATAAAAATCCTATTAGGATTTTTATCACAATACTCAAAATGATATACATACATTTTTACGCCCGCTCCTTTAGTATTACACCATGGACATATACATTCTTTTTGATTAAATTTACGTCTTTCTTTTATTTTTAATAAAGATGCATTAGGATTATTAGGACAATAATTAAAGTGGTAACGATGCATCATAGAAGAAGTTCCTTTAGTATCACACCATGGACATATAATAATTTTATCTTCTCTTGGTTTTTTACCCTTTTTATTTGGGTTAAATTTACAATAATCAAAGTGAGCTATACTTCCATTAGGAACAAATTCATTACAATATGGGCATTTTACTAATTTATGTTTTTTACCTTTTTTGATATGCTGAATCTCTCCAGTATTCCATCTTAGGTCATTAACTGAAACTTGAAAAATATTTCCATCTTTATCTATAGCAACAGATTTACCTTTGTTAATATGAATTAAATCACCATTTAAATATCTTGGATCATTAATTGAAACTTGAAAAGTATTACCATTTTTATCATTTACAACAACTTTTCCAGTTGCCAAAGGTATTCCGGCTTTTTGCCAACCACCATATCCACCTAAATTTAAATTATATGTATTCTTTTGATTTATAAATTCTTGATTTACAATTATTTCTTCACAAAAATACATTGAATCAGAATTTTTAAACCTATAAAGAATTTCTCTTGAAAAATTTTCTTTACCATATTTTCTTATTGCATCTTTAATGGCTTGACCTGATCCCATATATTCATCATTTAAATCATTAGTTTGATGAACACCAATATAAATCTTACCATTAATATTGTTTATACTTTTATACAAAAAATAGTAATATGTTTCCATATTACTATTTATCAAAATTTTGATTAGTTTTTGTAGTATGAATTACGACATTATCTTTTCCTTCTCTTCATTGAACTAGTACGCTTACGCATGCTGCGCTTACGCTTACGGTTCATTGCAGCTTTCTTGCCGCGCTTCTTTTTAACTGCTTTACGCTGGCCTTTCTTACGCTTACGAGTTTCCTGTGGTTTCATACGAACTTCACGAGGACGTCCATTAACGAGCTGAACACGATAACCCGGTTTAGTTGATTTGAATTTAACCATACGTTTGCCATTACGAACAACTCGGGTACGCTTGATGGCTTCATCAATAATGTCTTCATCGATATCTTCGTCCATATCAACTTCTTCTTCTGGAGCGAATCCTGACCATTCATCATCCCAATCGTCATCTCCACCTAATTCGGCTTCGAGTTCACTAAGCGACATATAAATATCATCGATTATCTCTTGTGCTACTTCTTCTACAAATAATTCCATTTTATTACCTCAAAGGTATTTATACTAAAAAAGCGACCAGATATACTGATCGCTTTTTTAAATTTAACGAAGACAAAGCTTACTTCTTACACTTTTCATCTTTAGTTTCTTCTTCGTCATCTTTCTTGTCATCGTCTTTCTTATCAGAATCTTCGGAATCATCTTTCTTGTCATCATCTTTCTTATCAGAATCTTCAGAATCATCTTCCTTGTCTTCTTTGTCGTCGTCTTTCTTATCATCTTTCTTAGCAAAAGGATTTTCTTTAGCTTCGATTACATGATCTTCTGATTCAACAAGATCTTTAAGAGACATAACGATGTCGTCCTGGCCTTCGCATTTAAGAGTTACCTTAGCATCAAGCGTATCAGTATCAAATGATTCAACGGTGTAAGTATTTTCTTCAAATGTGATAGAAGATTCTTTGGAAATAACGTTTAGGTTTTCCATGATTTCAACGAATTTTTCTGCAGTTTTCATAATATGTATTCTCCGGTAAGTTATTAGGCTTCTTTGCCTTGTATATTTTGTGTCAACGTTATTATTTATCAGTTTTTTTCTATAATAATCTAACGAAAAATAGAGAGTTTATATGCAATTTACAAAAACACGAGAAGTAAAATCACCTTGTAGAGCTAATGCTACTGATGCTGGAATGGATTTCTTCGTTCCTACTGATTTAAATATTAGTGATGTTTGTGATAAGAATAAGAATAGTGAGGTTGAAGCAGTAATTGACTTCAGAGGTGATAATCAAAACATCGGTAGCTTTATATTGCCTCCTCAAGAGCGAGTTTTGATCCCCTGTGGCATCCATGTTAAGGTTCCAGAAGGTCATGCACTTATCCTTTTTAATAAGTCAGGAGTCGCTACTAAGCTTGGTCTTGACATTGGTGCCTGCGTAGTTGATGAGCCATACACGGGTGAGGTTCATATCAACTTGATTAATACAACATCGAAACCTGTCACAATAGAAGCCGGACAGAAGATTGTTCAAGGCTTGATTATTCCTATCAACTATTCAATGCCAGACGAAGTTAAAGATCTTGATACCTTGTATAAAGATTTTGAATCGACTCGTGGTGCTGGTGGTTTTGGATCAACAGGAGTTAAGTAATGATTTGCCCTAACTGTAAAAATCAACTCCCTAATCGATGGGATGACCATTGTCCACATTGTATAAAGATCCAGAAGATGGATCGTTTCTATATGGATATTGCAGTTAGGGCTTCTGAACTTTCTCATGGAAAGCGATTACAGGTTGGAGCTGTTCTAGTCAAAGACAATAATATTTTGTCCTTTGGCTGGAACGGTACGCCTCCTGGTTTTGATAACTGTTGTGAAACAGATGATAATGCTACTAAGCCTGAAGTAATTCATGCTGAAGTTAATACCCTCGCTAAAGTAGCAAGAACAACTGGGAATGCTTTAAATTCAACATTATACCTAACTGATTCACCTTGCTATGATTGTTGTAAGCTTGTAATTCAATCAGGAGTCAAACGGGTAGTATATCTATGTGAATATCGTATTACAGACCCAATTGACTTCATGCGGCGAGCAGGGATTATTGTCGTACAACTGGTTTAGTTACATCAATAGTGTATTTACCCCAGTCATAATTTTCCGATACTACATCTAGAATATTGTCAACTAGAAGTATAGCATCTATTTCGCCTTCGGTACGAGGGGTTACATCTGGGATCCTAATACTATATTCAGATTCACGTACAAAATCAAATTCTGCTCCAATGTACATCGCGTCAAGAATAACTTCGTTATTGAACATACCAGATGGTCCAGATAGATAAACTGATCCAGAGGCTGGAATGTTTAGTCCATTTAAGAAAACGTCATATGTTCCACTGACTACCATCTTAGGCGGTCTTAATCCTAATGCTTTAGGTTTAACACTGAATATTACTCTATCTTTGTCGTGTTGATATGACATATACTTATTTATTTAATGTTGTTCTGGTTTCTAACGGTGTAGATATTTTTATGTTATGCATCATTGCGATAGCATGAGACCTATTTATTAGGCTTCTATTTGTTGCATATTCTCCCTTCTTCATATACAGATTATCTTCTAAACCTAATCTAATATTTCCACCCATGATCATTGCAGCGCTTGTCATAGGCAATTGATGTTTACCAACTGCTCCGCACGCCCACGGACCTGCAGGTAAGGAGTCAACTAAAGCAGAAAGATTTCGGATAGTTGGAGCAGTAGAGAACTTGGTTCCAAGTATTACATTTGTATAATATTTACCTATTAAATCGTTATCCACTAGATGGTGTAACATAGCAGACATATTCAAGTCGAATATCTCAACTTCAGGCATAATTCCCTTTTCCTTCATCATAGCAGCTAGGTCCATTATCATTTTAGGATCATTAACTGAAGCTTGGGTAGGGAAGTTGATAGATCCAAGAGTTAAACTAGCTAAATCTGGTTTAGCTAATCCCCGTAACTCAAGAACCTGAGATCTTTGTTTGAATTCCTTGAAGGTTCTACCTGACGTAGATGCACAGATGAGCACAGAGGGATCATATGATCTAATACCTAATATAATATCTTCGTAGACAGACTTATCGTATGAGGCGCAACCCTGCTTATCCCTTGCGTGTACGTGGATAATTGATGCGCCGGCCTCTATGCAATTGACTGAACTCTGTATAATTTCAGCAACAGACATTGGAATGTATGGATTATCTTCCTTAGAAGATACCATTCCTGTTACTGCTGCACATATTATTAACTTATCCATTCTTCCATTTCAAAAGATCACAGGTTAGAACTGTAGCAGTTCTAAATTTTCTTACAACTGAATAACCAAAATGCTTAATATACCATTCTGCAGCGCTATTACTTATAGTTCCTGTGTGTATATGGGTATGACTATCTTCAATAGCCATATTCATTCTCATAGTTTGGAGTTCTTTACCTATTCCATGTTCCCTGTAATCATCAGATACGAACAAATAAGTGGTAGATGGAGACGATTTAATAATATCATATCCTGCAGCACCTATAATTTTTTCATTATCTTTAGCAACGCAATAGTATCCACTATCGAGGATATCAATGGTTGTACCATCAACTAAAAGACCTGAAGATTCATAGAATGCAAATACTGCTTCCTTATCTTCTACATTTAATTTTTCATATTTAATATTCATAATTTTCCTTAGAATAATGTTATTGCAAATGTCTTTAATACGCCACCAACGTTAGCACTGATAACTAAGTCATCACCAACCACATTAAATGCGAATTTACCTGCTTCGTCAAGGTCTGTTAAATCAGGATTAGCTGCAACTGGGTGAGTAAGAACACCATCAGCTTTAAGAGCAACTTTATTTGTTGCAGTAGTACCAATTTCTAAAGTGTTTGCTACTCCGTTTGTTACTCCATTACCAATTGCGATTCCGCCATCTTCATTGGCAAAACATCCGTATCCTATTGATATTGAATTTATACCACCGGCTCTACATCCATTACCGACTGCAACCGCACCGTCTGCGCTAGTAGCACATGTGATACCTATTGCACAAGAAAGACCATATGCTTTAACATAAGAATCTACCTGATTGAAGTATCCAATAGCTACACTTGAAATGTCATTAACTAAGTTACCTACTCCTATGGATACTGCATTATCTCCAGACGCCACATTCGTATTACCAACTGCAACTGCCGCTAATCCAAACGCTGAGTTACGAACATTAACCTTTAATCCGTCTGTATAACCTGCACCGATGGCTACAGCTCCTTCACCACTAGTTTCATTGTGATAACCTATAGCAACTGAAGATAATCCTTCTGTTCTATTTGCATTACCGACCGCAGTAGAATCATCAGCACCTGCTAGATTTCTTACACCAAATGCAACGGAGCTATCCCCACTTGCAACTTGTGTAATAAACTCTCGTTCCGATTGTATATCTAAGGCATCTTGTCCTCTGGCATCACCTGTTTTGTCACCACCAACCATACCGACACCAATGGTTTCAAGCATTTCAGGAGATCCACCTTCTACTATAGCCCATGCAGCATCAATACGAGCATATTGCTTACTATCTTCAGGAGCTTCTTCGACTCCCGCAGGAGCATCTTCTAAAGTTGTAATGCGAGTTTCATGGTTTCCAATAGATGTAGTATTGTTTCCGATATCAGTTTCATTCTGTTCAACACGTGGTTCAAGATCTGTACCTTGATCTACTATGGCCCAATCACCATCAATACGAGCATATTGTTCGTTATCCTGAGGGGCTTCTTCAATACCTCCACCTCCACCTGGATTTTCTTCTAAAGTAGTGATACGAATTTCATGATTATTGATGTCGTTAGAGTTCTGAACGATACCAGTATTATTAGCAGCGATATTGCCTTCCATAGTAGAAGATCTATCTAAAATTTCCTGAATCTCAGGAGTAGTTTGTCTTACTTTTCCCATTGTTTATTCCTTAAGCGTCTTCGCCTGTTATAATATGAATATCGTCGGCTGGAACAACTAGTTAGTCTTCGCCATCAATTAAATAATTTCCATTATCACCATATATTGATTCAAATAACGCCGTAGGATCACCCGTAGCGTAATAATCAGTTATTATTGTCTGTATCTCATCTGTTCTATCCTTACGGCCATCTCCGTCCGTCAGGGCTGACCCTGGGAATAACCAAGACTTAAATATAAATGAAGTAGTTGAGGTAATTCGTTGTTTTGATTCACCGTCGTATTCTATTGAATCATATTCAGTTGTTATCTGTCCATCCCAAATAACTTGACTCTTCAAAGTCTCTTCAGTATATGGATGTTTCCATGCAATATAAAAGTTAGGCATTGAGAATGGAATGAAGTTCTGCATAATTTGTTCATCATCTGATGGATATATTGAGAAGATTGACAACTCGAATTGAATATCAATAGGAATAGGCTGATTGAGTGTATGATCAATAATATGATCTTGTTCAACTAACTTATTGTTATTGAAGTTGAATAAACGCTCGTTATCAACAGCAAACCCTGTTCTAGCAAAGGCCATAACAGGAAATGCTACATTCTTCTTTCTATCAGTTATCTCTTTCAATGCAATAGACTTAGCTGCATATTTAATTGGTACCTTAATAGTATTTGTAATTTCAGTTGCCCCATTAAAACGATGTATCTCAATATTATTCAACACATCTTTGAACTGTGCCGTCGCTATTAGTAGTTCTTTGTTGTATGAATAAGTTTTCATTTTATTTAATAAACTTCATTTTATCGATCACTGTAACGTTTGTGTCGGTGACATGTCTGTCAACAATAATGTTATCGTCTGTGCGGTTTAATGCAAGCAAATCGTTAAATGACATATCTAAACCTCTACCATAATCGTCAATTATTCCAGGTTTCTTATATGATAATATATTAGGGACGGACGGAAAACTTGTATTAGATGAGCTGCCCCAATATGCATTACTACATGGATAATCAGTATATTGAAGCCTGTGCGCTAATCCACCATCATCACCGCTACCTAATCCCGCCATAATTCTCCAACGTGATTCAGGAGCATAGTAAAAACAATACCCTGGGCGAGGATCAAGTGGATCTGCAGGATCATGATAATAATATGGACGGTTGTTGTATATTCCGGCATATGTGTAAATACCGGCAGGGGTGTTATCTAGTCCTACATCCAATTCCATTTCCGTGAGAATTACGGATGTTATTTTCATTTTGAAATCTAAATCAGCGCTATTATGCAATATTCCGTCTTTACACGGAGGATATTTCAATGGTTTATGCGATACAGCGTCTACGAATATTCCAGAAGGATCTTCTATTCTGTCCCAACATGTTGTTATGTCAGGGGTGACGATCTGCCAATCATTTCCCGCAAGTAAATCAGGCAATATGAAACTGTTTCCTACAACGTTTTCCATATCTAATTGAACAAGCGGTGCCTTTTTTGATTCGAATGAGAAAATACGGCATTTACAACTTTGGTTAAAAATACCAATATTTGTAACTTCAGGATCTTCCATGCCAAAAGTGGCCCTATCTGCGTTGAATGAATCAAATGAAGTGAATACATAATGGTCAGCATCATCAATATCAAAATGCCACGCACCGGCATTAGGGGTATACATTTTTATGTTGTAAGTAGTATTTGGCTTAATTCCGTTTACTGTTGCGCTTGCCACTTTAAGGTCTCCAGTATTAACTCTGCATATGATCGAGCCTGTTGATTTTTTATAATGGATAGAATAATGATTTGAATCCTCTTGATACGGTCTGCCTGCTGAAAATATCACAGTATCGTCAAAGTCTTGATCTGACTG